GGCGCAGGCCAACTGGTACACCTCCAACGCGCCGCAGCTGCTGCTGGCGGCCACGCTGCTCGAAACCGAGATCTGGCTCAAGAATCAGACCCGAGTGGCCCAGCGCCAGCAGGCATACGAGGAAGCCCTAGGTTCGTTCAAGTCACAGGACGCTCAGCGCGTCTTCGATCGCAACGTGGTGCTGGCCTAACATGGCAGACGCTCCCCAGCTCCCGCCCGCGCACATCTCTGACTTGGTGGTGCTGCCGGGCATCCGGCGCGACGGCACGGTGTTCGACGGCAACCAGTGGTCCGACGGTCAGTGGGTGCGGTTCCAACGCGGGCGGCCTCGCAAGATGGGCGGCTACCGCGCGTTGAACGACGACTTGCTGGCTCCGGTCCGAGCCGTTCACATCGACTCGCGCGGCGCGAGCACGACCGCCCACACCTGCTCGCCCTGGGGTGTCGAGCAACTTACGATCGACGACACCGGCGCGGTGGTGGGCCTGGCTGACCGCACTCCCGGCGGTTTCAGCAGCAACAAGAACTACGCCTGGCAGACGGCGCAGATGTTTCAGTCCGGCGGCGGCGGCGTCCCGACACTGATCGCTTGCGCCACGCCTGACCTGGCGCAGATCCAGTCCGACACCGCGGGCCCCATCTACAGCGGCGACATCACCGGCTCGGGCGCGCTGACGGCAGTCTCCGACGGCTCCCCCATCACGGTGAGCGGGGGCATCTGCGTGCTTCAGCCGTTCCTCTTCGTGTACGGCAGCAATGGTCTGATCCGCAATAGCAACCCCAACGACATCAGTGCCGGCACTGGCTGGGTCACGGGCGGCGCCAACAAGGCGGCCACCGCGAACGTGGCGGGTACCAAGATTGTGAAGGGTCTGCCCATGCGTGGTGGCGGCGCCTCGCCGGCCGGCGTTTTCTGGGCGCTGGACGCCCTGATCCGAGTGACGTTCGTTGGCGGCACGACGCTGTGGAACTACGACACGGTGTCCACCGACATCAGCATCCTGGCCAAGAACAGCGTCGTCGAGTTCGACAATGCTTACTACTGGATCGGCACCGATCGGTTCTACGTCTACAACGGCGTGGTGCAAGAGCTGCCCAACCAACTGAACTTCAACTGGTTCTACGACAACCTGAACTTCGCCCAGCGACAGAAGATCTTCGCGGTGAAGGTGCCGCGTTTCGGTGAGATCTGGTGGTTCTTCCCGTTCGGCGACGACACCGAGTGCAGCGCTGCCGTTATTTACAACGTGCGAGAAAAGGTGTGGTACGACACCCGGCTGGCGCGCACTGGTGGCAGCTCGGTCAAGGTCTACCAGTACCCGCTGATGGCGGAGACTACCGAGCTGAACACGGTGGCGCTCAGCTACACGCCCGTGCTGGGTGCGTTCAAGCACGGAGAGATCGTGACGGGGGGCACCAGCGGCGCGGTGGGTACGATCACCAAGTCAACCTCCAGCAAGATCAACCTCGTCAACGTCACTGGGACGTTTGTCAACGGCGAGACCATCGCCGACGCCGAGGGCGACGACACGGGAACCGTGAGCGCTGCACCCTTCTTCCAAGACCTGGGCACGCTCTGGGAACACGAGAGCGGTACCGACAAGGTGTTCAAGCAGACCATCGAGGCGATCGATAGCTACATCGAGAGCTGCAACCTGAGCTGGCTCGTTGGCTCACCCACCCAGGAAGCGCCGGAGGGTGTCAACTACCAGGTACGCCTGAGCCGACTGGAGCCTGACTTCGTGATGTCCGGCAACATGACTTTCACCGTCAAGGGCGTGAGCTACGCTCAGGGCGTGGTGGTCGAGAGCACCCCCTATACCTTCGACGCCAACACCGAGTTCGTGGATCCGCGCGAGCAACGCCGCGAACTCACCATCAAGTTTCGCAGCAACGAGGTTGGCGGCGCCTTCCAGCTCGGCCGTGTGCTGCTGACTCTCGAGCCCGGGGACGAGCGTGGTTAGTGTGCTGGTGCCGACTGTCGAGGGGCTGCCCTGGGAGTCCTGGGCGGCTGCTGTTAACGTCGCGTTCAGCTCGGTGTATACTCTGCCCAGCCCTCGTGATGAGGGCTCATGGCAGTCTTGGGCCAACGAGTTGTTGACCGTAGCAGACCTAGCCAAGGAAGGGCTGGCAAGCCCTGAGAGCTTTGGTGAAGATTGGCGCGCGTGGGCGACAGCTCTTCTTATGGTGACGTCGTGAACGACTCCCCGCTCGCAGCTCTTCAAGCCCAGCTCGCGCGTCTCGGCTCTTCGGGCGGCGTTCAGGCAAGGCTCCCCACCTACAATCGTGGCGCCAGCATCGACCTCGGCTCTCGTCCGGGGTTCAACGCTTCCCCGCTGCCGGTCTACTGGTCTCAGCCACCTGACGCGCCGGCCACGACCCCGCCACCGCCGCCGGTACCCCCTCCCACCTCTCCGCCGCCCGAACTTAGCGCGGGGGTTGGTGGTGGCCCTGGGGCTGCAGGAGCGCCAGGGGTGGGTTCCAACGGCACTGGCGAGACAGCAGTCGGATCAGGGAGCACGAGCACTCCCAACTCTGGCATCTCGAACAACACAGCAGCAGCGCTTGGAGGGCTGGCCCTCGGTCCGCTGGGCGCTGTGATCGGCACTGGTCTGAACACCGCGATCAACGCAGCGGCGGCAGCCTCCCAAGCGAACGACCCTACCAATCCAAGTTCGGTCAATGCCATCAATGGTATGGACTCCCAAAGCGATGCAGCAACGGCAGCTTCCGCAGCTGCGGCCGCCGCTTCAGCACCTTCCGGCGCTCCTGGTCAAAATGCCGATGGCTCCCCTGCAGGCACTGTTGGCAATCAAGGTGAGGGCGGAGGCGGAGGCGGAGGCGGAGGCGGAGGCGGGTGTTTCCTGACTTCCGCCGTCACCCGAGCCACCAAGCGAGGAGACGACGCCGTCGAGCTGGAGCTGATGCGCGCGTTCCGCGACCACTACATGCTGTCCGACCCCAAGCTGCGCAACTTGGTGATGCACTACTACCACTTGGCGCCGAAAGTGGTCGATGCACTGGACAAGCGGCCGGACGCCGAGGATCTCTACAAGCACCTCCACCAGGAATACATCACCCCCGGTGTGAAGCACGTGCTGAATGGAGACCCTGCATCTGCGCTCAAGACCTACGCCGACATGCTCAGTTTCGTCGGTCCGCTGGCGCAGAACCGCGCAGGGCAGAAGCTGAGCGACGGCGCGGAAGCGGTGAGTGACGGAATGTCCCAGCAAGGGTACTGAGGAGAACACATGGATCCGTGGGGCTATCTGTTCGATCTGGCGGGTGCTGGCGGCGACGGCACAAACACTCCCGATACCAGCAGCGGAGGTGGGAGTGGCAGCTCGGATCTGTTCAGCAACCAAGACTGGGGGCAGGCGGTCAAGGACGCGCTGAGCAGCTACGGGCTCCTCAACGGATCCGACAGCCAGCCGCTCAATCAACCCTCCGCGCAAGACAGCGGGATGTGGGGTGGAGAAGCTCGCGCCCGCACCAACGACAGTGGCAGCCCACAGACCTGGAATCTGGACACGCTACTGCAGCGCCCCAGCTCGATGTGGAACGACGCTTCGGGTTGGCTCGACAAGCTGTCGCAGGGCGACCGGCAGACGACCGGACAAGCCAAGCTCGGCATCGGCGCGTTGGGCATGCTCGGTTCGCTGCTGCAGTCCCGCCGGCCGCGTGGCCAGCTCACCCCCGGGCAGTTGCAGGCTATGCTCAAGAGCCCGTACAGCAACTGGTCCCCCGAGCAACAGGCAGCGTTCAACAGCTACTTCTACAAGCCGCTGCCGAAATTCCAGTATCAACCGCCCAACGTGATGGGCCATGCTCGGGGCGGCTCCATCCACGGCGCTGGCTGCGCTTGCAAGATGTGCAATGGCGGTGCGCTCGGCATGCTGAGCGGCGGCTACGTCAGCGGCGGCCCCACCGGCGGTCAGGGCGACCACATCCCGGCCCGCCTGAGCCCGGGGGAGTACGTCATGGACGCGGATGTTGTGAGCGCGCTGGGCGACGGCGACAACGCCACCGGCGCCAAGAAGCTCGACGAGATGCGCGAAGCGATCCGCCAGCACAAGCGAGGCGCTCCGGCCAACGACATTCCGCCACGCGCGAGATCGCCGCTGGCCTACCTTGGAGGTAAGCGCCATGGCGCTTGACTACCTGTTCAACGGGGCACCGCCCCAGGACGTCACCAGCTCGGTCAGTTCGATCACGGGCATGCCCGACTGGTACCAGGAGTACCTGCGTGGGATTGCTGGCAAAGCGACGGAGGTGGCTGGTCAAGGGTTCACGCAGTACCCTGGCCAGCGGTTGCAGGACTTCACCCCTGATCAGCAAAGTTCTTTCGACCTGACGCGGCAGACGGTGGGTGGCTGGCAACCGTACCAGCAAGGCGCGCTGAGCGCGGCCAACCAGACACTCCCCACCGCCAGCGCATTCCTCGGTGCAGGGGCGCAGTACGGGGCCAACGCCGTCGGCTCGGTCAACCCCAACGCTGCCAACTGGACGCAGAACTGGCAGCAGTACATGTCGCCGTACACCAGTTCGGTGGTCAACGAGATTGGCCGGCTGGGCAATCGCAACTTGCAGGAGAACATCCTCTCCCCGCTGAACGACAGCTTCATCGGCAGCGGCGGGTTCGGCTCCGATCGCAACGCGGACATGATCGGGCGTTCGATCCGCGACGCCCAGCGCGACATCAGCGGGCAGCAGTCGCTGGCGCTGCAGCAGGGCTACGGCACATCGGCGAACATCTTCGGCGCCGACGCCAATCGGCAGCAGCAACAGCAGCAGCTGATGGCCAACACGAACCTCCAGGCGGGTTCGATGGCCAACGCGGGCGCGCAGATCGGCTCGGCTGCTTCCGACCAGGCCGCACAACGCTACGGCGCACTGGGGCAGCTCGGACAGCAGCTCGGCTACCAGGATGCCGGCGCGCTGGGTACGATCGGCGGCCAGCAGCAGCAGCTTGGGCAGCAGGGTCTGGACATCGGCTACCAGAACTTCCTCACACAGCAGGGGTGGAACTGGAATACACTCAACAACCTCAACTCGGTGCTGCGCGGTATGCAGCTACCCACCTCGCAGACTCAGGTCAGCAACAATCCGTACGGCAATGTAGGTACTTCGCCGCTGCAGTGGGCTGGCGCTCTGCTCGGGGCAGGTACCGCCAACACCCAGCCGGCCACGCAACGTACGGGTCCGTAAGGAGACAGCAGCATGGCGCTCGAGGATCTCAGCCTCAGCAACGAGCGGTCACAAGACCCCACTCAGGCCAGTGGGCTGGCTTCGCTGCGCGAACTGGCCTACAGCGGGAAGCTGCCGCAGATGTCGCTCAGCATGCTCCCGCAGAACATCGTCGACCCGGCTGCCAAGTGGGAAGGGTTTGCGGCCGGCGCGCTGAGGCCGGCCACGGGCGGGTTCGGTGAGGCGATGAGCAATGCGTTCGGCGCACTGGCCGAGGGCCGCAATCGCGAAGCAGAGCTTCAGGCCAAGTACCTGCCGCTGGTTGCCCAGGCGCTGCTGCAGCGTCAGCTTCAGGCGGCGCATATTGCGCAGATGCAGTGGAAGTTGTCCGGCGAGTTCGATCAGTCCGGTGTCTCCGCGCTGACTCCTCTGCTGACCAAGGAGGGAGACATCACCGGTGCTGACGTGGCCCAGGCGCTGGGCGGTGCGGTGCAGCGCGGACTGATTCCACCCGAGAGCGCACGCCAGCTCTACGCTACTCTTCCGACCACAGACCCCAACGCGCTCCGCGATGCACTCAACCGACTGACTATCGGCAAGCTCGACTCTGCCGGTCAGCGCGGCGCAGTGACGCCCAAGGTCAGCCTCGAGGACACAGGTGAAGTCAAGCAGCCCATCGCGACGCCGCCGGGCCAGCCCGGCCAGAGCGGCCCTGTCGGCGCGGCGATACCTAAGCGCCTCACCCCAGGCGAGGTACTGGGCGCCAAGAAAGTGGAGAAGGATCAGGCTGGCAACCCGGTGGTGGTCGACACACTCAAGGGTACGCAGGGCTTCCCCAGCCCGACGTCCGACGCCCCACCGCGCCAGACCGTGGCTGGCGGTCAGTTCGCCAAGGAGGAGGGTCAGCGCTACTCGAAGTACGCGACCGAGCTGGGCAGCCAGCTCTCCGCCATGCGGGGCATGCAGCAGCGAATCGGAGAGATGCGGCAGTACGCCACCACCTTCCAGCCCGGCGCCACCGCCGAGGCGCGGCTGCAACTGGGCCGCTGGGTCAAGGATGTGGGTGTGACCGTGGGGTTGTCACCCGAGCAGGCGGACGCTATCGGGCAGAAGATCGCTGGCGGTGACATCAGCAGCGCGCAAGCGTTCAAGAAGCTGGCCGCCCAGGGCGCCATGGAAGCGCTCAAGTCGGCGATGCAAACGGGCTCCGGTGCCGGCGCCGGCCGGATCACACAGGCCGAGTTCGCCATCTTCCTGCGCAACAACCCGGACATCGCGAGCGACCCGCAAGCGCTCGACAAGATGTTCAACTTCATCACGAAACAGTACCAGACAACCTCGGTCGAACAGCACGAGTTCAGCCAGTACGTCAAAGAGCGCAACGGCGACCCCACAGGCTGGGACGCGGCGTGGGACCAGCGCGCCAAGGAGCTGGGTTTCGTAGCGCCGGCCAAGGAAGACCGCACCGCCAAGGGCTCGCCCGGCAAGCCTTCCAAGACGCCGATCGGCACCAGCGCCAGTGGCAGGCGAATGAAGCTCACGAACGAAGGGTGGGTGTATGAGTAACAAGCTGGTCCCACTCGAGGATCTACCGCCCGAAGCCCGGGTGCAGGTCACCCCAGATCACCCCGCGTTCAAGCTGTACGCCGCGCAGGTTGAGCAGCAAGCAGGGCTCGAGCCCGGCACGCTGACAGACCCCCGAAGTGCGGTATTCAAGTTCAAACCCGGCACTGACATCATCGGAATGCTGCCGGCCATCGCGGCCGAGGCCAAGCAGAGTGGCCAACAACCCACCGGCGCAGGGGCGGGGCGTGGCACCGTCAATCCTCCTGCGGTAACACCCACCGATCCGCGCGCTGCTGCCAACGCACAGCTGCTCGATGAGGCTGGTCCCGTCGGGCGCTACATGATCGGCCTCGGCAAGACGCTGACGGACCCCTACCACGGCATTCGGCAGCGGCTGAACATGGAGTCTTCTGCGGATGCTGACGAGCGTGCGGCGCGTGATCAGGCTATCGACAATACCACCGGCGGGTCTTTCGGCGAGCTCAGCGGCAGTGCGGCGCAGATGGCGCTCATTAGCCGGCTGCTCGGCCGCGCAGCCACTCCGACCAAGCCCGGCTTCGGCATCAAAAATCAATACGTCAATGCTGGGACAACTGGTGGGCTCTACGGGTTGGCTCAGCCAACGGAGACCGGCACGAGCCCTCTGACGGTCTCGGGCATCAACGCACTGGCGGGCGCTGGCGGCCAGCTCGCGGCGCAAGGCATCGGCACACTGGTGCGGCCGGCCACGGCCTACGCTTCCAACGCGATTAAGGCGCTGGCCGACAAAGCCGAGCAGTACGGCATTCCGCTCCGCGCCGCCGACATCAGCCCCAGCCTGACACTGGCAGGCCTGCAGAAGGTTTTCGACTACCTACCGTTCAGCGGGGGCACCACTCAGCGCGCCGAGGCGAGCAAAGGGTTCAACAAGGCGCTGGCCAAGACGATGGGCGAGGACTCGGACGACCTCCTCGCTGCGCTGCGCAATGCCCGCACTCGAAACAGCGCCACCTACGACGACCTGGCTTCGCGCAACACGATTCAGATGGCTCCCGGAGAAGCGCAGGACCTGATTCGTGCGCGGGACCTCTACGCTCGCTCGGACACTTCGCCCAAACGTTCGACCACCAAGGGGCTGACCAACTACCTGAACAACCTGTTCGACCCCACCAACGGCCACGGCGCGCTGGATCCGAAGACCGGTTTCTTCAACATCACCGGAGCCAAGTACAAGGAGCTGCGCTCCGAGGCAGGGCAGTTGGCCAAGAAGGCCGCAGCCGACAACGACGGAAAATTGGCCAGCTTCTACGGCAAGGTCAAAGAAACGCTTGACGAGTCCATGCGCCGCTCGCCCGGCGTCAGCGCGGAGGACAAGGCGGCCTACGCCACTGCCGACAAGCAGTGGGGCAACATGCGCACGCTCGAGAACCTGGCGCCCAAGGACGCCAGCGGAGACCTGGACTTCGGAAAGCTCGCCAGCGTGCTGATGGGTAAGTCGGCCGGCAACGTGTACAACCGGAATGCGATGATCTACGGCACGGGAGACCAGACGTTGCCCGAGATCGCCCGCGTTGGCACCACGTTCTTGAACCGGGGCACTCAACCCAAGTGGTCTCAGTACACGCGGAAGGCCGGCGAGCTGGCCCCGAAGGTGATTGCCCCGCCGGCCCTCGCAGGCGGCCTCTACGCGCTCAACGCACAGGACCACGAGCACGGCAGCGGGGATCCGATGACCGAGACGCTCAGCGAGCTGGGCGCACTGAGTGTCGCCTCGGCGCTGGGCGGCCGAGCACTGAACAGCCAGTGGTTCCGGCGAGGCGCCCCAGCTTACGTCAACAACGCCGCTGCGCTCGCCGAGCGCAACCTGGGCGCGCGGTTCCTGCCGGCCGCACTGTTCGACGAGAAGCTCGCCTCCACCCCAGGGACACCGGAGGGTAAGTGAGCGCGCTCGAAGCCCTGGCCGCTGCGCTCGAGGAGCTGAGCGCCAAGACCGCCAGCAAGGCGGAGTTTGTCCCCGCTGCGCGGCGAGTGGGCGAGGTGTTCAGTCAAGCGGCCAAGGATCGGCCGGACATGTTCCTCCGTGGCCCAGGCTTCGCTGACAGCCCGGCCGGGCTGAGCAAACAGTTCGGCACCAGCGGGCCACTGAACTATGCCAGCAAAGATCCGATGGACGAGCAGCTCTACCACTACTTCGTCAATTCGGATCCTCAGGCTGTGAGCCGACCGGATCGCTCTTCGTTGTGGGGCATTATCCACTCTGGCCCCAGTATGCTGAAGATGGCCGGGAACGGCACAGCCCCCAGCAGCGTCATTCAGGCCGCGATGTCCAAGCGTAACCCGCTGCGACCGACCGGGGAGTACCACAGCTGGGACACGATGAGCGCCAACCGCAGCTCAGGAGAGGGCACGAAGCTCTACGCGACTGCGTTCGGTCACCTGGCCAACAACCCAGACGCTTACAACTTCACCGACGGTCTGAGCGCGATCAATCGCTATCGCCGAAACCTGAACATGGCCAGCGCAATCGAGAGGGATCCCAGCCTGGCCGACCGCATTGTCATGTCTTCCAGCCAGCTGAACAAGGGGCCTCATGACTTCAATGTGCGAGACTACCACGACATGGCGCCGGAGGAGAAGCTCGGGGCGCTGCACCTCCTGGGCGCCCAGCAGGCGATCGACGGCATGATCTCCGGAGTGCGCAGCGCGAAGGGTGCCGCCGTCAACCCGATGCTGTCTCGCTCGGCGAGACACGATGCAGAGCGCACCGCCAACGCGCTGGACTTCATCGCACCGTATGCCATGAAGCCCGAGGCAACGCCCAGCACGCTCGGTGCGATGTTCGATGCCTACCGACGCGCGCCGATGGCACCAGACAACCCCGTGGGCGTGAACACCTTGCGCAAGCAGGCGCTGGTGCGGCAGATACTCCAAGGCGCTAAGTTCGACGACCTTGGAGAGATGTTCACTGGGCTTGAGTATCGACGAGGTGGCCGCGTCTAGAGGATGCGCCCGCGCGGCAACGAGTTGATGAACTCGTCGAGGTTGGAGATGAATTTCTGGATCGCCTCTCCCGTGCGCATCGCGAACGCCGCGCGCAGCAGCCGGCGCTCGTCGCGGTCGAAGTTGCCGTCGCAGCAGAAGCGGAGCACGAAACCTTCCTCGTAGTCCGTCAGCGCGTCGCCGAGCGGAGCGAACTTGTCGGTCAGCTCTCCCATCTTCGCGGCGTAGTGCCGCGCCTTCAGCAGGTCTTCCACGCCGTTCTTGGCGCGCCAGCGGCTGAGGTACTTGGTGACCTGGCCGACGAAGTAGTTGTTACCGGTCCGGGCGACGACATCCCAGTGCTGGAGGTCTTCGCTCTTGTAGTGGGTGCCACCCACTTGGTATTCGTTGGCGCTACGGGATTCTGTCATAGAGATCCTTGAGGTGTTGAACGAGGAATGGAGTGGCGAGCGGCTTGTCCGGCAGCTCTTCGATGTACTCGAGATAGCGGTTGAAGGCGCCCTCCAGCAGTTGGTTGCCCTGCAGACGCTCGGCGTAGCAGTAGTAGGCGCCACTGAGCCGGTCGGCGACGTCGAGGACGAGGGCTTCCCACGGAGACAGCTGCACCACAGGCAGACCCGTGTGGGCGAGCAAGGAGTCTTGCTCCAGCTGCTCGAGACGGTCGTTCAGCTCCTTCGAAGCGCGCTTGACGGGGGAGGGGACATCTCCCGTCCAGCGCTCGCCCATGTCGTGCTGGAGCGCGGCGAGCATTAGCTCCTTTCGGACGTTGCCGCCCATCAGCATGTAGCACAGCAGCGCCACCTGCCACGAGTGGGCGGCAACGTCCTGTCGGTTGATCACCTTTCGGGTGTGGAAGCGCACGGTGTCGCCGGTGCTGAGCGCTTCGAGCATCTGCTTCGGAGTGAACTTCACTTGGCCTTCTCCGCGCGGCGCTGGAGCCACTCGAGCGCCGCCACTGCCCAGTCGTTCTTGAAATCTAGTCTGGAGCTGTGAAAGTAGACCAAAGCGTCGGCAGGGCCATTCTTTTTATACAAAGAATGAACCTCGCACAGTGGGGCTGCTACATCACGCAAAAATCCTGCGGTTGTTGGAAAGACTCCTCCGTCACAGGAGACGAAGGTGGACACCTCAGCCAGCCACTGCCGCCAAGGAACGCCACCGCACAGCGGCTCGACCTTCGCGCCGAAAGGGTAGCGATCGTCGGTGAGCATGCCCTGCGGCATCGTGCACAGCTTCACCACATCCGCGCGCTCGGAGTAGATGTGGAAGTTGTTACTCACCTGAAACATGCGTCCCGCCGGCACGCCGATGGCGTAGGCCACGAACTCGAGCAGGAAGGCGAAATGCGCCGCGTTCGCCCCGTAGGCACCCCACACCACATCGTTGCTGCGGCACAGCACCGTCATGTCCAGTGCGCCGTTCGTGATGCCGAAGTAGATGTGCGTGTTGCACGGGACATCCTTGGATTGTGGGCCGCCGTCGGCGCCCAGCGACACCAGGTCACCCAGCGGAGCCCACATGTTGAGCACTGCGCGCCGCGTGTTGGGCGAAGCGCGCAGCAGCTCGACCACCTCGATGAGCTGGTCGGTGCCGAAGAAGCGGCGCCACCTGTAGCCGTAGGCTCCCCACTGCGTCTTGCCGTCGTCAGAGAACTCGGCCATACGGCTGACGAACGGTGTGAGCTTCGAGATGTCGTTGCTGCCGGCCAGCATCCACAGCCCCTCGAACATGTGGAAGAACGGGTTGGCGTCCCTGTGCTTGGAGAACAGCACGCGCTCCAGCGGCCGGCTGTAAACAGTCGTTACAGGCTCCGGCGCGCGCAGCACCGGGCCGTTGCGGCTGTCCTCCTTGATGCCACTCTGCGCCAGGAGTGCGAGGCCCTGAGGGAGTGCGTGGTTGACGTTGCGGACACGAATGACTTGCATCTTCAGACTCCTGGAAAGCGTTGGCGGCTGTAGCCGCGAATGTACTTACTAAACTCGCAGAGGCAGTTCTGTAAGTTTTGCGCGTCGAGCGGTTGCCACCCGGGCGGCAGCACACCGTTGATCTCTTCTCGGAGCCACTGCAGCTCAGCGAGCCACTGGTGCGCTCGCCACCTCTGCTCCGCTGGCAGCCCCTTCACCAGGCTGAGCCCACGAAGCGAGCCCGGCCCTGGAGCGGCCCAGGTGTGAAAGTCGGGCGTCGACCCCATGAACCACTTAACGTCGGCCACTACCTGAGCAGCCATGAAGGAGCCCAGCCCCTTCTGGTTCATCAATCTGTCGTGGAAGTGTTCAAGTAGTTCACCACGCCGAGCGCGCAGCAGTTCGCGCTGCTTCCACGCAGGGGAGAAGACGTACTTGGAGAGGTAGGCTGCTTTCGACAACCCCTTGCCGCCTGGGATCGTCTGGTTGATCATGTAGGCGGAGCTGAACACCTTGGGGAGTTGCTCCGCCACCCACTCCATGTCTTTGTTGAAGTCTTCGGCGTTCCACGGCAGCGGCAGCCCAATCTGCTCCAGCGTGGTGTGCAGGTTGATGTGTCGAGCCACAAAGCTGAGGAACCAGAGATCTTCCTCCGCAGCGTTGGGAGCGAGCCAGTTGTCGAACAGCCACTCCGTCTCGCGGTCCAGCTCGCGATAGACGTTAGTGAACCGATAGCTCTGCAGCATCGCGTCCTCGGTCCAGGGCTTGGGCAGCCCGGCCGCACGGCGGAGGTAGACGTTGTGCCGCTCGACGATAAAGTCGCGCAGCCGCTGCCACTCAGGGAAGAGTTTTCTCCCAGCGGGTGTAAGGGCGGGGAGCTTTCTGCCCGTAAACACCTTCGCCGACTTTGCGATAACCGCAGGATGCATAGAATTTCATTCCCTCTTCGTTGGAGTGCTCGCAGCTGAGCTGGATGCGCTTGTGAGGGGAGCTTGCCAGCGCCCAGGCCAGCAGTTTGGCGCCGATCCCGAGACCATGCCAAGCCGAGGCCACACCCATGTAGTGGATGACCGAGTAGGGCCGGCTCTTCAGGCGCAGATGCTTGACGTAGACGAAGCCGACGACGCGACCCAGCTCGAGCGCCACCCCCACCTCACCCTTCTTGTAGGTCTCGCGGATGGAGTCGCGGAAGAAGCGGTGGCTGGTGAAGTCGCGAGTGTAGCGCGACTGCCGGGCGATCTCGCAGATCGCAAGGTCGTGCTCGTTGTAGTCAGCCTTCTCGATTCGTAGGCGGCTCTTACCCATGCTTGGGCTCCCTCTTGAGCTCGACGCCGAACAGACTGAGCACTTCGCGCACCGGCCGCTTGTGATTGATCATCACGCACTCGTGGCCGTACTCCTCGGCAATCTTGCGCTGGCTCGCGTGGGCCGCCTTGTACTTCTGCTCGGTGTTGACGGGGTTGACTGGCTCCATCACGCCGCGCGCTCGGCGCCGGGCGTTGACGCGCTCCAGGCAGGTCTCGAGCGGAGTGTCGAGGAGGGCGAAGACTACCTTGTGCTTCCAGGTGTCACGCAGCTCGCCGAGCTTGCGGCCGACGGAACCGTAGCCGCCGCTGATCAGGAGACCTTCGAACAACACATCGCCCAGTCTCGCATACTTGCTGATCAGAGGCGGCAGGATGTTCTTGTAGTCGGTGATCGCGTCACAACCGCCGCACGGGGAGGTGTAGGGACCAATGATGAAAAGTGGAGTCAGGAGCCCTGTGGCTTTGGTGTAGAGCTTGTACACCAGTGGGCGGTTGCCTCGTACTCCGAAGCGCTCGACCACCTCATAGTCATTGTTGGCCAGCAGCCAGTGCACCACCGTGCTCTTGCCCGCGCCCGAGGTTCCGCGAAGGTTGACGATCGTGCTCATGCTGCCCTGCTCCTGCAATAATCTGGCAAAGGAACTCCGAAGTGTTCTTGACGTTCAGCGCGGAAAGTGCCATGCCGCGCCGCTTATCGACCGCGTCGCGCTTGATGCCGAGCTTGTCGGCAATCTCGTTACTCTCCAGTCCCTCCACCACCAGGCGCATCACCACCAGCAGCTTAGGGCTGAGTAGTCCGTGCGTTAAGCGGCGAAACGTGGCTTCGTTCTCGGGGGTCATAGTGCCTCCACGAACTTCTGCGCGTAGAGCGCAGCCAGGAGTGTGCCGTTCTTCGCCCCGCCGGTGGCAACCCACGTGCTGGGCGACACCTGAGCGAAATAGCCTTTCTTGTGGCCTTCCACGTAAGGCCGCGCGCCCACCTGCACGCGCACCGGGCCACCGTTCAGCCCGAACAGCCGCCGGCCACGCTCGACGGTCTCCTGCTCGCGGCGGGCGTGTTCGCGCTCCCAGGTTTTGGTGACCAGCGCTGTACCGTCGCCCATCCACACGATGCTGGGGCGAATCTGGAAGGCCACCGCTTGCCGGTACGGGGCGTACACGTGGAGTCGTGGGTGTTCGAGCTTGTCTTTCTGAAACAGTACGGAGGCGCCCCAGAGCGCGCGAATGGGCGGCATCTTGATCAGGTTCATCGATTCGATGCCAGCCGCCACCAGCACCTTGCCGCGCAGGGTCATGTTGGAGCCCTTGGAGTCAACATGCACCTCTCCATCGTCCACACTGGTAACGACTCCCGCGACGTCCGTGGCGACAATAACGTCCCGGGGGTCGACCCGGTGGGCGTTGAACGTCAGACCCAGGTGCGTCTTGAACGCCAGTGGGTGGACCTTGAACAACGAGTTGAGCACCTTGCCGGCCGTTGCGATCTCTTCCGAGTCGAGCGAGGTCACCCAGCTCGGGGCCATCACGCAGCCGGAAGCCTTGCTGGCCGCCCACGGCCGCGCCGCGTCGACGACCGTCACCTTGTGGCCGGCACGGTGCGCAAGCTGCGCCGCGATGGAGCCGAACAAGCCGGCTCCGACGATAATCACCTTGGCCATCAGGCCTCCTTGTTGACAACTCGCGGCGGCAGCGCCGCCTTCAGCTCCTGCGCGGTGTCGCCCCAGCCCTCCAGCCCGTGGCCGACTTCGTCGATGTCCTTACCCACGTGGTAGTGGCCCTTGTAGTAGGACTTGTACTTGCAGAGGATCGTCTCGATCTCCTGCACGTTCACGAGGCGGTTCTTGTCGGGCGGGGCCTTCGCCTTTTTGCCGCGCCAGAGGGCGACCAGCTCGGCGACGACCTTCTTCAGCTCGCCGTCCGTGACGGGGTAGGTCCACGGCTTCTGCCCGTTGGCCGCCGGCTGCGCAGGGGCCAGCTCGGTCGCCCACGCCAGCGCCGCACCCTGCCGGGGATCCTTGTAGATGCCCAGCTCGCAGTTGCTGAAGTCCACCGGGTGACCGAGCACACGTTCTCCCATGTCGGCGATCTTGAACGCGATCCACTCGCCGAAGCCCCTGTGCTCGCGAGCACGGGCGGAGACGCCACCGAAAGTGGGCTGCGCGCCGTCGTGTGGCTTGTACAGGTAGTCAACGAAGCTGGCCGCACCCTTGGGGTAGCGCTGCGTCAGCTCCAGCACCGCGCTCGTGGCCTGGGCGCCTCGGAAGTGCCGGCGCTCCGCCGCGCGGGGCCAGCGCTCGCCGAGCTTGATGCGCGGGGACTCCTCGTTGAGGGCCGCTTGCATCATACGCTCCCAGAACGCCTTCGGCGTCTTGGCTTCGGAGATGTAGGCCGCTGCCCCCAGGCTGTAGAAGCACCAGTAGGCGGTGAGAAGTTGGGCCAGCTGCGACCCGATGATGCGCGACTTGTAGATCGCTACGTACACAGGATCCAGGTCCTGTGTACGTAGGAGGGCGTCGCCAAACTCGACGAGTTTCATGCGAAACTCCAGTTGAGGGTTACAGACCCGGCGCCGCCGGTGCTCAGGCTTGGGCGAAGATGCCCTTGCCGGTGCAGTAGTAGAAGTAGCGCAGCGACTTGGCCTCGTCGACCTCGTCGGAGATCATCTTCTTCACGATCTTGTCGCGGGTGAACGTGCCCATCTTCTGCGCGGCGGCGACGTAGTCGGCCAGGAAGCCGCGCTTGACGCTGGCGGTGTCGCCCACCTTGTAGGTGGAGTCGTCGTCGCGCGGACGGCCGCGCTTGGGGGCTTCGGCTTCCTTCTTGCTGGCCTTCTTGGCCGGCGCCGGGGCGGCCTTGGCGCTCTTCTTGGCGGCGGGCGGGGTCTTCTTGGCCGGGTTGGCCTTGGCAGCCTTCTTGGCCGGCGCCGAGCTGGCGCCTTCTTCTTGCGTGCTCATGTCGTCTTCTTCCTTCATGGGTTGCTGGATCGAGCTTAGTTTGCTCTCCTCCGTCCGGAGGATCCGCTCCAGGTGCTCGCGAGCCTGGGGCTGTACGCTCTGCAGCTCGGCGCGGAAAAGGAATTTCTCCGCAGCGCGCTTCAGGGGGTAGTTGGGAATGGGAGTATACGTCGACTCGAATTCCCGGTTGTGCATTTTCTGAATGCTGAGATCGCCGGCCAACATCGGTATGAGTTTCGTCCACGTATGGCCGCGAGCGACACGAATCGCAGTGTGGCGGTTGTAGTCTTGAAACACCCCGTAGTCCGACATTCGAAGCTCCTTCAGGCTGACTCAAGTATACATGCGTATTATGTTTCAACGCAACTTAAATGCCTGAAGCAGAGAGCGTTGCTGACGGTCCTTCCGAAACTTGTCGTAGTAGACCGACTCGTCGACGGTATCTCGAGCTATGAGGTGGTAGACGAACACACGCTTCGCCTTGGAGCCCTGGCGCCGCAGCCGCCGGTTGAACTGATCGTAAAGCTCGAAATCCCAGGTGTTGCTGTACCAGAGGATGTGGTTGGCGGAGGACTCCTGCAGGTTCAGCCCGTGGCCGACGGACTGAGGGTGTGCAATTAGGATGTTTAGCTCGCCCGCGTTCCACTGCTTCTCCAGCTCCAGTGCGCGCTTGTCCGAGGTGCCTCGGCTGATGTTGGGGGTGTCTTTGCCGAAGCGCTTCAGCATGCGCTCCAGCTCGTGGTGGAACTCGTAGGCAACGAAAAGCTGGTGGCCCTGCAGCTCCTCGATGAGATCTTCCATCATCTCCAGCTTCTCATCGTGCAGCTCCGTGTACTTGCGCGGGCCACTGCGCGGCATGCCGGTCTCGGGGTCGATGAGGTCGTGGTACATGGCGCCGGAGGTAATCTGGCGGCACTTCTGCGAAACCGTGCTGGCCTTGCGCGCCGTGAACACCTCGCCGCTCTTCAGCGACAGCATCATCTGCTCCTGCATCTCCTCGTACATGGCCCAGGTGTCCTCCGACATCTCGAACCGCAGAGGGATGGGCATCAGCTCGGGCAGCTTGAGGTAGTCGTCGCCGTCCAGCCGCAGCGCGGTGGAACGCAGCCGGTAGAAGATCTGCTGCTCCGCCTCGGGCTTCGGCACCAGCGGAGGGAAGTCGTCCTTGTCGTGCCTCGGAATAGCGTCGAAGAACGCTCGGCGGTAGTGGGTGATATACTGCCCCAACGAGCGCCCCAGGTCCAGCGCGTAGACCTGCCCAAACAGCCCGAGCAGGTTGTTGGCGGCGGGGGAGCCTGTAAGACCCCAGCGGCGAGCGAAGCGGCCGAGGTACTTCTTAAGCCGCTTGTGGCGCCCGGTCTGCGAGTTGCGCATCTTCGACAGCTCGTCGAATATCAGGATGTCCGCGCGCGAGAAGATGCGTGCGATGCGCGGCAGCCACTTGGCCTCACGCGCCTTGTACTCCGCACGCTTCTTGGCGCGCTCCTCCTTGTTGCGAATGCGCACCAGGTTGGGCTCGGGCTCGCCGAACAGCCACTCGAGGCCGTCGTAGGTGACCACGTAGATGTCGTGGTCCTCCTGAAGCACCTTGTCCTTGTGCGGCCCGTGCAGCAGGCCCACGCTCAGCCCGGCGAAGTCAGCCCATTTCTTCTGCTCGGCGGGCCAGACGCTTATCGCGGGCCGCCGAGGTGCTACGACGAGCGCGCCTTTGGCGAGCTTCTTCGACAGCAGAATCTTCACGGCCGCGTAGGAGATACTCGTCTTCCCCATGCCCGGGTCTAGGAACAGCGCGGCGGCGTCTCGGCTCACCAGCCACTTTACCGCGCGCTTCATGTAGTCGTGCGGCGTCCAGGGCTTTGTGGAAGAGTCTTTTGAAGTCTTCGCTGCTCGCGATGGCATAAACGGGGTGTCCTTTGCGGGCCAGCCGCCCAGCGACCAAGGGCTGCTGCGGTTCGAACTTAGAGCTGCCGGTGGGCGCCTTGAACTCTACCAGGAGCAGCGCGCTGGCCGGCAGGAAGAACGCTCGGTCGGGCCAGCCGGTCTCGTACAGGTGGACGGACTCGATGCCGTGCTTCTTGGCGTACCGAGCGCAGCGACTCTCGAAGTCAGCTTCACTTCCCACTTGACATGGTTGCCAGACAGCGCCGCGCCACGGCTGGCGACTCTCTCCACTGAATCTCTTTCGCTCCTGCCTGTACAGCCAGCGCACGCTTCGACAACGCGATGTCGTAGTGCGGCCAGCGCGTCACTGGGGGGCCTTGGTACCAACGCCGCGCCACGCCGATCTTGTCGGCCATCGCATGCAGTTCCTCCAGGGTGTCGGCCACCATATGGCACATCACCATCCGGCCGTAGCCCGCGCGCATGTCGTCCACATAGACAGCCATCACGCCCTCAGCATCACCGGCTGCGCCGCTTCGTGCTTGATCACTCGGAATCCCAGCTTCAGGTAGAAGTTGACCAGCTGCTCCGCATCCATCTTGTTCTTGCTGCGGCCGTAGGGGTTGACGTACAAGAAGACCGGCCACTTCTTCTCGTCCGCATAGTTCAGTGCAATCTGGCACACGCGCCGACTGAACCCCTGCCCGCGCAGCGCGGGGGTGGTGTAGACGTCCACGAGCCGCACGCCGTGCTCGTTGTACCATCCTGGCACGGCGGACAGGATTGCCTGAGCCCAGGCGCGGCCCACTCCGAGCCGCACGTACATCAGTGTGTGGCCTGGAGTGTTGAGCTCAAGCAGAGTCGGAACGCGCATGGAGGGTTACCAGCGTCCAGTGGGGTCCAGCTCGTTGAGGTACTGCACCGCGTTGAGCGCCTGAGCTTTGGCGTCGTAGAGCGCGTGGTGCGGCACCTCAGGCTTGTGCATCGGTCGGCACGACAGCGGCAGGTTCTTGAGCGTACGGAAGCACCGGTTGTTGTACTTGCCCCAGGGCGCGTTGAGCGCCGCCGCGTCGTAGACGGCACGCAAGATCGGGTTGTCGAAGTCCGACCCGTTGCCCCACATCAGCAGCTTGCCGGGCGAGGCCACCCCCGCGCAGAACGCAGTGAACAGCTGCAACCCCTCGCGCAGCGGCGTCTGCTCCTCGTCGAACACGCGGCGCGCGGCCGGGGATTGCTTGGCCCACCATGCCACCGTGTCGGGGTCCTCCACCAGCCCGGTTGCCACTTGATCCTCGTGGCTCAGCACGGTGTAGAACTCCGCGCCGACGCCGGTCGGACCGAAGGCGACGGCGCCGATGGAAAGGACGACGCACCCGGGCTTGGTGCCCAGGGTCTCGAGGTCGAGCATGACGTTCACGGACCCTCCCGCGAAACGCTCATGAGGATCGCGATCAACGCGCCGAGGTTCAGCCCCAGGAGCTCGTAGGTGCCGGGAATCGCGGCGGTGTGGTCGAGCAGTCCGAAGAAAAACATGATGTTGATCGACAAGGTGACCAGTGCGGTGAAGGTCCTCATTGCAGCTGCTCCTTCGGCACTTCCTCGACGGGCTGGACCGGCGGGGGCTGGTAGAGCTGCCAGTCGGAGGCGAGCAGGTCGGTCTGACTCACGAGCCAGGGAACCAGCGCCTGGTCGGCGGTCTTCATGACCAGCCACGGGTGCAACTGCAGGCCGTCTTCGCCCGACACGTCGAGCTGGGCCGACCAGTGGGTGACCACCGTGACCCACATGCCCTTGCCGTTCCACCCTGCGCGCTGCACGCGGCGGCCGGCAGCGATCAACAGCAGCGCGGTGGCGAAGCCGAAGCTGCGGTACTCGCGCGCCAGCATCATCACCGGCAGCCCCAGATGCGCGCGCCAGTGCATCTGCTGGTTCTGCGTCAGCCCCGGGCTGGCGTCGGCGTACAGCTGCTCCATCTGGCTCTGCAGCTGGTTGATGGCACCGGTGTAGTTCGAATGCACCCGCTGCAACAGCAGGTGCTCAGCCTCCAGCGCCGCGTGCTTCTCCTTCAGCTCGTCGTGCTGGATGACCAGCTCGTGGATGTCGATGTCGCTCATGAATAACTCCGTCAGAATTTGCAAGGGCCGTCTTTGCTCTTGCTGTAGTGGCACCACCGGCACGCGTCGCCGGGGGTGGGCTTGAACGTGGTGTCCTGGAACATCGGCTTCACCCGGGCTTCCCACTTCTTCTTGAGCGCGGGAACGTCCTTGCGAAAGAACTCGATCTCGCGCTCCTCTGGGTTCGGGTAGATGACGCCCTCGTCGATGTACCACAGGCGCGGGCTGGCCGCCTGCACGGAAGGCATCTGCAGCAGCGCCGACACTCCGTACAGCTCGAGCTGAAGCTCGTACTCGGCGTTCTTCTCGGCGCGCATCTTGCCGGTCTTGTAGTCGATCGGCACTACGACGCTGTGCTCTTCGTGCACATAGGCAACGTCGAGCTTGACGCGGAGCCAGCAGTGGTCCCAGTTGTTCCAGGTGGTGAGATCCCACTTGTTGGTGAAGGCCCAGTTCTCCTCCACCACCTTGACCTTCTGCTTCTTGAGCGCGGCGAACTCAGCCTTGAACGCGCCCAGCTCCTTGGCCAGCTTCGCCGTCTTGCCGGACACGTAGTCCTCGGCCAGCTTGTGAATCGCCGTGCCACGATCCATGGCGGCGTTCTTGGGCTCGGGCGTCTTCAGGATGTGCTTGAACCGAAAGTACGCCGGGCACTTGCGGTAGTCGCTCCAGCGGCTGAAGGACCAGCTGGTAAGCACAGGTTTGGCTATTGGCATCTAGCGGATTCCCCATCGTGAGAGGTCCGGCTTCGGCTCTTTGAGCTCAACCAGATCCCCAAGCGTCGGACCTATTTCGCCGTCCGATATTAGCGGAACGTCCAGCTCAATCGACATCATCGCCTCGCGCAGTATCAGCATCTCACGCTTCAGGGCTGCCGCCGGTGCGCTGATGTCGTTCTCGTCGTAGACGGTCAGCAGCAGCCGACCCTCTTTCCGGACGTCGTAGTAGCGGATGATAGACTCTTTCGTCACATCAGCGGCAGATCCCTGGATGAGGTAGTTCAGCAGCTTGTACTCGAAGCGGCGGAGGATGTCGTCGATGACCCTCGGCGGCTCCACGTAGTACTCGCGCCCACCCCAGGTCCGAATGGGGAGACCTCGGTTGGAGCGCTTCTTGATGCTGTCGCTCAGCCGCTTCATGCCGGGCACGGCCGACATCTGCGCGTCGCGAATGGCGCGGACTTCCTCGACAGTCTTGTTCAGCTTCTCTGCTAGGGAGCCTATGCCCTGGCCGTAGATGTAGCCGAAGTTGAGCGTCTTGGTAACAGAGCGCCCCACATCCAACCCGATAGACTGCTCGATAGAGGCGCGCACGAACTCGTGAACGTCGAGGCGTGGGTCGGCGATGTAAGCCTGCAGCAGCGCGCCTTCAATGCCGTCCACTCCGTCTTCGAAGTGCGCCAGCAGCCGCAACTCCTGCTGGTTGTAGTCGCGGCGCCCCACCTTGTGCTTCTTCTCGTCCGGCAGGATGTAGCGCCGCACTGCCGGTAGCGGCACTACGCCCGGGATGTGCTTGGGGTAGGCGTACTCGCTCACCCCGCCCTCCTTGAACGGCTTGGCCATGTTCAGGAAGTTGGGATCCTGGCTGCTCGGGCGGCCAGTGCGAGTGCCGCCGGTGTCGCCTTCCCCCTTCGTCTGCCGCACCTGATTCCAGGTGGTGTGCATGCGGCCGCTGGCGCCGTGGTGCTGCCAGGGGCGAATGAAGGTCTCTAGGGTCGTCGCGCACCGCTGCCGATAGCTGTAAGCGGCGGCCACCTTGCTGTCGTTGAAGTGGTCGAGCTTCAGGTTCTTCTTGCTGACACTGAGCCTGCCGGTCTTGGTGCGGTGCCACTCGCTAACAGCGCCGGCCTTGTCCAGCGCCTTGGCCACTTCGGCATCCTTGTCGAAGTCCAGACCCGGCGCCTTGAGTGCTTTGCGCAACCAGGCGTCCGCCTTGCTCTGCGCATCTTCGAAAATCTTCTGGTCTCGCTCGAGCCCAGGCAGGTCCACGCGGATGCCGATACGCTCGTTCTCGAGGAAGATGGGCATCACCTTGCGCTCGCGGTCGTACGCTTCACGCATGCCACGCGTGACCGTCACCTCTTCGAACAGCATGCGGAACAGCTTTAGCGTGCGCGCCACGTCCCCGTTGCCGTAGGGCTCGACGATCTTGCCTGGTACGTAGCTGATGAACGCACCGGCGTCCTTCTCCGTGATCTTGGGCTTCTGCGTGCCAGGCTTCAGCTCGCGCAGGATCTCGAGCACTTCGGGAAACTCAGCGATCAGCTGATCCTGGTGTGAGATCACCCAGTCGTCCACCACATCGCGCTCGGCGCGTGGCATGTTGAGCAGACGCTCCGCCGCCGGCTTCAGCCCCAGCTGGCGCTGGTGGGGGTCGTGGAGGAAGAGCAGGTACATGACATCGTGCCGACGATGCCACGGCGGGAGAGGCAGCCCGAAGTGCGTCTCCGCTACATCCAGGTCGAACTTCTCGTTGAACACCACCAGCGGCGTCTCGTCGGAGATCTCCGCCCAGGCAGCCTTCAGCACGTTGCGCGCTGTCAGCAGATTGCAGTTGTTGCCGCCGGTCTTGTGCCCCCACGCGTAGAACTTGGGGGTGCGCTCGCGAGGGAGCTGGAGCGAGAAGCTGACGGGCTTAGGTGGGTAGTGCGCCGGGCGAGAACGGATGGGCTCCGTCTCGAAGTCGAGGACGATTGGCTTCACGCTGCACTGGCGGGGTGTTTGTCGTTGAACTCTTCGGCCTTGGCGCGCGCCGCCTTCCACGCCTCGGCAAAGGTGCGCGCAGTGTCAGCCCAGAGCGGGTGGGTCTCCGGCCGGCCACGGGCGTACACCTCCCACCCGCCAGTGGCGCGGGCACGGTAGACGAACTTGCCCAGAACCCCCGTTGCGCTCAGGCAGCGGGGGTCCGGAGGTGTAACAGCCAGCGTGGACATCAGAGCGTGTCGTGTACGTAGTACGCGTACGGCGAGCCCTTGGGTTCGCTACCTTGGCCGAACAGATAGGCTTTGCTCGCTGGCAGAGCGTTGACCACGATGCCGCGCTTCACGACGATGCGCTGCCGGCTGGCCAGCAGGTCGTGGGTGCCGTCCAGGAAGTGGCCGATACCGAAAAAGGCGCACTCGCCCACCTTGAACGTCTTCAAGCCCTGGTCGGCTGCCGGCGGACAGGGCGGCACGTGGTCGTCGATGAACTTGGCGGGCTCGGTCGCGTAGGGCAGCCCCAGTTCCGCTTGGGCGAACGCCTCACGATAAACCCGGGCGGCGATGTCCTCGCACGGGTATCTGTTAATCTTGACGTAGACCTTCGGCTGGTCGCTCGCCGTCTTGCACTCGCCGAGGTCGGGGTCGTAGAAGAGCTTGCCGTCGTCCAACTGCACGAGCAGGGCGCCGGTCGCGTCGAAGCGTAGCACCGTCTCCTTCGGCAGCCGGTCGGCCGACCGGCGCACCTCCTCGGGCCGCACGTTGACCCGCGCGCCCAGGGTGAGCGGCAGGTCGTCGGGAAGGCGGCTGAGCCGCTGCAGCAGCGCGCTCATGCGCCCTCCGCCGGGAACAGCTCGGTCAGCACCAGCTCGAGCTGGTCCTTTTGCCGGCGCAGCAGCGCGGCGGCGTCCATCGACTCGAGCAGCTTGTCGAAGTCGATCGGGTAGACCGAGCCCAGCTCGACCACGCGCTGCTCGGCCTCGGCGATCTTGCTCTCGAGCTGGGCCACGCGGGTCTGCGCCTGCAGCCGCATCTCCCGGGCGCGCATCGGCGCCATCGTGTCGCGCAGCTGCTCCTTGCCCAGCTTCACCAGCTCGGCGTACTTCTGCTTGAACATCATGATCAGGATTCCTTTCACATCAACGGGCACAGAAGAATGCGCTTGTCGTGAGCCGGTGCCACCGGCGGCTTCGCGGGCAAAGGGTAAGGCTGCTGGAGTAGACCGAGTCTTGAGCTGTACACCTCATCTTGGCAGTGTCGGTGTGCCAACTCTTCTTGGTAGCGGTACATCAGCTTCTGATGCTGACGCTCAAGCTCAAGCATCAGCTGCCCCGGGGTCTGAGATTGCGTTGCCATGGCCTCAGTCTACCTTATTCAGCAGCTCAGTACTTGGCCTTCTTGGCCGGCGCGCCCTTGGCGACCACCTTCTTGGCCGGCGGAGCCTTCTTCGCCGCCGCGCCGCGCGCAGGCTTCTGCTCTTCTTCCATCTTGTCGGGGTACGGCGCCTGCAGCGCGTTCATCGCCTGCTTCACCTTCGACTGCATCGCCTCGTAGGTCGCCTGGTCGAACTGCACCAGCTCCTGGAACTCGAACTCGATGCGGAACTGCGACTTGTCGTCGTCGTGCAGGCTGATCTCGGTGACCACGCCCCACGGGGGCCGCCTCATGTCCTCGTTCACCTTGTGGACATACTTGGCCCAGTTGTTCGTCGACATCACCGGCACCTTCAGCAGCCGCATGTCGGCGGAGCCCAGGTCCTCGATAGCGTCGGCGGCGATGACGATCAGGCGGCGCACGTTCTTGCACGCCTTGCCACGCCCACGTTCGGCGGAGCCCATCTTGTTGAACGGGCACTCGTCGCAGGAAGCGGCCTGCTTGTCTGCGGCTTTCTCGTGCGGCGCCATGCCCTCGTCGGGCTTGTCCTTGGTCGGATCGCCCAGCGCGTAGCAGTCGGGCGGCGCGGGGTTCTTGGGGTCGAAGTCGCCGGAGAAGTACTGGTTCTCGTGCAGCGAGCCGAGCACGATGCAGGAGAGGGCGTTGCCTTCCACCGGCTCGTCGTCGATCTTCATCACGCCGTTGCGCGTACTGATGGTCTTGACGCCCTGGATCTGTTCGGTCTTGGCAACCGCTTTGGCCGCCGCTGCCATCTCCTCTTCCCACACCGTCAGGGCGCGGTTCGCGGAGGGCTTGGGTGCGGACTTGGCCGCAGGCTTAATGGGAATGGTCTTCTTGGCAGTCGGCATGTAGGGCTCCGAAGTCAGCAGTTGGAAGGTTGAAAGTTAGAGCGTGTCTGCCCACGCTGCCTCACCACTCGTCGGCAGACTATTCGTGCCCCAGGTGACGGGGCCTTCTGCCACTGCCGTGGCCGGAGCCTTGATGGCCTCAACTCCGGTGAACCTTCTAGGGTCGGGTCGGGTTTCAGCCCGAGTAACCCAGTGCCAAGGGTTCCAGACTGAGCAGTCTACTCCTGCTCCGCAGCTCCGCGCAACGCCCAGCGCTCTCCTCGCCGCTCCAGCCACTCGGGCGGAGCGCGCCGCGTCCAGGCGAGCAGCCACTGCTTGGCTTCCACGTAGAAGCGTCGGTAGCTGGCTGCGGTGTCGTACTCGTCTCCCGCCGACACGGTCAGCTCCTCGGGCATTACCGGCGGTGGCTGTGTCTGCTCACCCTCGGGCAGCTTGGGTGGAGGGCATTCGAGCGTGTAGAGCACGGAGAGTGTGGCGTGCTGCCGCTTGTAGCGGTGTTGGTACTCGTAGGCTAGCTCCACCCCCAGGCGCCACAGCCACTCGTAGTTGCCCGTGCTCTCCCCGGCCCAGAGCGCGCAGGGGTGGTTCACGTGCGTCTTCTTGTAGATGCGCTGCCGACCCAGGTGCGCATGCCACACACCCAGCTCGTCGTTCGGTGGGCCGACGAGGTTGCCTTCGTACGCAGTGTCGAGATTCCACTCGACGGTCACCAGTTCGGGCTGCACCACCTGCCAGACGGTGGAGAGCAGCTGAGCCGTCTCCGTCACCATCTTTACCACGTGCTTGTCGCAGTGGTAGCGCGCCGCGACGGCGGGGTCATGGTCGAGGTAGAAGATGTTCACCGGCGACTCCTCGCCCCACCGCTCGCGGTACTCGACAGTGGCCAGCCACTCGCTCACAGCTTGTTCAGGCTGACGTCGACAATGGTGAACGACTCGACGCCCGGCACCTTGACGCCGGAGTCCCACAGCTCCTTGAGCAGCTCCTCGCCCAGCCGGCGCTGCAGCAGCGCGAACATCTCGAGCTTCTTCGCGCCGGTGTTCTTCTCGGCGTGCTTCAGGATGAACTGGTAGACCTTGTCCCAGTCCTTGACCTGGGGGATCTCCTTGGTCACGACGGTGACGCGGGCCACCTTGCCGCTGATGCCGCTCGCGTCGCCCTTGGGCAGCTCAGCGATCAGTTTCTCCTTGATTGCCGTCTCGAGCTTCTTCTGGGATTCAACGACTTTCTGGTCTGCGAGCCGGCCCTGGCGGGTCTCGTACAGCAGGTCGGCGCAGGCGGCCAGGCTCTTGGGCAGCTTGGCGGGGACTTCTTTGGGGGTCAGAGACATGAATGGGCTCCTTGTGTCAGAAGGAACCCATTCTACTCGACATCGCCAGAAAGGCGCAATTAGGTCAGCGGGGCCAGCAAGAGCAGCCGACTCGGGCGCGGCGCGCAGTAGCCGAACTGCCCCAGCCGCTGCGCCGCTTCCAGCTCATCGATCACGTTGAGCGCCACAGCGCAGGTGTGCTCGATCGACCAGCCGGTGGCGTACCCGCTGGGATCCATGTACCGGTAGAGCGTCGGCTCTTGGCTGAGTCGAAGCACGCTGAAGTGCTGCAACGCCTCGCGCAACCCTGGGGGCCAGACCTTCATGATTCCTTCATCAAAACCAACTCAGGTTCAGTGAACGATTCCTCACGCAGCCGGGTCTTAGCATCAAACCAGACGCAGACAACCCGCCCGGCTGGGTGGTTGGCAAACCACGACCGTGAGGGAGGTTCGACGAACCTCACGGTCATGGCGGGGCCGCCTGACTGTAGACGGCAGATGTCCCCGACCTTCACAGCGCCTCAGCCAACGCCACGTAGTCGAGCACAGCCGGCGCCCAGCCGCTGATGGTGGTCCAGGCTTTGGCGTTACCGACGCCCTTCGAGTACGACGCCACGTTCATCACGTAGCCTCGGCCCAGCGGCGGCGCGATGCCGTCGTTGCTCTGCTCGTCGGTGATCACCAGCGTGCGGTCGGCCGTGGTCCGACGCTTCAGCTCGCGCAGCGCGGCGGCCAGCATCGTGCCAGAGTGCGGTTGGCTCTCGCGCAACATCCGGGCGAGCGTGAACCCACGGAACTGAGGGTTGAGGAACACCAGGTTGTTGCTGAATGTCCACACCTCGGCCGACTCGCACGCCTCGCGCGCCAGCATGGCCAGTCCCTCGGCCGCGTCCAGGCGCAGCGTCGCGAGCTGGTCGCTCCGGCCCTTGCCCTGCGCCAGCGCGGTGTTCATCGAGCCAGAGACGTCGACGAGGATAACCGTCTTGCCCGGCAGCTTGACCCGGCCCTCGACGGCGCGCAGCATCAGCGGCTCGAGCATGCCCTCGGACCAGGGGCACACGCGCGCAGCCGTGCGGAACTGGAAGGGCAGGATGCCGTCCAGCTTGCCCTTGAGCGCCAGGTCCTGGCCGTACTCGGTCAGCAGCCTGTGGCTGACGCCCAGCTCGTCCATCTTGCGCAGGTTACGCAGCCACGCCAGCCCGCCCAGCTTGGCGCTGGCCAACAGATCCTCGAACACCGCGCGCCGCTCGGCGTCGCCCTTGGCGGCCGACAGCTTGACCTCCCAGGTCTCGGGGGCGGGGAGCTCGTTCTCACAGAGCTGATCGAGCACTGAGCCTGGCGAACGGAGCACCTTGCCGGCGCCCAGCACCTTGCCGGCCTTGTCCTTGTAGACGCGACCCTTGAAGTCACTCGCCTCGAACCCGTCCTTGGCTCGTGACGGGTGCGTCAGGAACGCAACGTCGCGCAGCTTGACCTCGGCCGACTGGTGGTCGTTCTTGGCCAAGGCGTAGCCATCGAACCGCGCGAAGGCAGCAGCCAGGCCCTTCTTGAGCTGGGCCGGCAGCGTCTTCTTGCCGTCGTTCGTGGCCCAGTACAGCTGCACCAGCTCGGCCAACTGGTCGGCGCGGGTGCAGATCTGGGGGATGAGGTCCTTGACCGTGGCCGGGCCGGGGTTGCGCCCCGGGTGCCGCAGCAGCTCACGCAGCAGGAGCAGCGGCACGTGGCGCAGCTGGTGCACCGTCCGCGCCTCGACGGCCACGGCCGCGACGAAGTCGTAGGGGCACAGAGACACGAGCCGTTGAATGCGCGCGGCGGTGGTCTCGCCGTTTTCGTAGAAGCTGTCCTCCCACAGGAGGCAACAGGCAACGGTGCGCCGCAGCTCGAGCATCGCCTCGGCGGTGGTCTTCACCGGCGCCACCTTGACTTCCTTCTTCGCGTTCAGCTTCATGTCGAAGCTCTCCTTCTTCCCTCTGACGGGATCAAGTTGACGGTGAAACCCCTACCGACAGGGACCCTTGGCGGTCCGGGTTATGCGCCCGGCTCCAAGGATTGGACTCGAACCAACGATGCAGCACCGTCGTTCGCCACGTCAGAAAGAATTGTAGCGGGGATCAGGCCGATCGGGCAACGCGCGCGTCCTAACCACTAGACGACGACACCCGGAGGGTGCCGGCAGGATTCGAACCTGCGTTTCGCCCTTGGATGGGAAGTAACCCGTTCTATCGCCACCGCAAACTCTTACTGACGAGGATCAAGTTGCCCGCCGGGCGTCTACACCCAATGAAGAACCGGCTGGCCAGCGCCATCGTCAAACTCTCTCACCGAGCGGGATCAAGGCTGCTACGGGTCTTTGACCTGGGGATCGAACCCACTCCGGTTGCCCGGCGCTCCTTCAGCTGGCCCCTGAGGGATGGTAGGGAAGGAACCGTCGCATACGCCACGCTCGAATACGTTCAGGTGGGGATCAGGACGATCGGGCACGTTAGTGCTCTACCAACTGAGCTACAGTACCCCTTACGGAGCACTGACAGGGCTCGAACCTGCGACCACTCGATTACAAGTCGAAGTAACCCGGTCTATCGCCACCACCTAAGAGGAGTCGCCCGCTCGGGGTCTGTGTCTGGACGCGAGAAGAGGAGGAAGCCGAGAAAACCCCACAACCCTTGTCCACGAGCGAGCGACTCGTCTTAGGTCTCGCCGGGGATCAACGTGGCTGCGGGGAGTCGTCTTAGAAGGAGGAACCCGCTGCCGAGCGCCACCGGCGAAGCCGAACTATACAGGCGGTCCTCAGTGAACCGCAACCCCCGTTTCTGCCGCCTTGACAGGCACCGAGCGCTTCTGGTTGTCGGGGCCGGAGCCGTAGTGGATCTCGATGCCGTTCTTGACGACGCGCAGCGCGTACAGCGGCACCATCGTCATGCGGTCGTACACCACCGCCTTGGCATACTCCTTCAGGAACAGCCGCACCACGGAAGCGCGGATTGCGCCCACCTCGGCACTCGCCGCCGAGCGCATCGCGACCGCGTCGAGCGGATCGTGAACGCTGAAGAAGTAGTGGACGCCGTAGCGCCGCTTGATGTCCTGGGTCATGTGTCTGGCTCCTTTCAGGGTTGAGCCGTCAGTCTCTTTATTTCAAGCGTCCGCGCCAATGCCGATTGTGCTCGAGCGCGGCCCACCAGGGGCTCTTGGGAGAAGCAAACCAGCGGCCGGCTTCCCACCACAGCCGCACGTGTACCCACACGCCGCGCACCGGGTTGTGCCACTTGGTGTCGTACCACCCGCGCCGCGCAGGAATGTGGTTCTTGGAGAAGAACCACGGGCTCAGAGCTTCTTGATCTCGGCGCATATCGCTTTCAACCTCGCAAGTGTGCGGTCGCGCTCCGCTGTGCGCGGCTGCGCCTGTACTTTACGAACGTGTCGGAGGACTACTTGGAGCGCTTTAGCGAGAGGGCTTTGTTCGCCACTAGGCCATTGCCCTTGCATGTCGTACACCTCTGTGGCGGGGCCTTGGTGAACCCCCGCTGCATCTTGATTGCACCCTCGCCACGACAGGTCATGCAGACGTACGGCAGCTCCGAGCGCAGCGCGGCGCGGTACAGCTTCACCGCTGCCTTGTCCGTCAGCACTGCGTACGCCGCGTTCACCGCTGCCATCTTCTCTGCATCCCCACCCTCGCGGTCAGGATGGAGCAGTCGCGCCTTCTCGCGGCGCAACGCGCTCAGCTCTTCGGCTGTGTTGCTGGCGTGCGCGCCGAGCAATTCGTAGTGGGTGGACATCAGTAACTGTCACGCGAAGGAGGGCTCGGCTCAGGCGAAGGGCTCGGCTCAGGCGAAGGGGTGGGCGCAGGGGACCCCCATTCGCCTGTGGCTCCTGCGCCGGAGAAATCGCCCCCTCCGCCGCTCTTGAACGGTTCCGGCGCCACCGGCGTCAACGCATCGGAAGGCACCCAGTGCACCGGCCCCTCGGGCGTCGCCGGAGCAGTTCCTGTGTTGTACCAGACGTTCTGCGCATCGTCGTCACGCACTGAGTGGCGAGGCTTCGGTGCGGGCGAGGTGGGAAAGGGCCACTCACGCCGTCCTCGGTGCACCGGGGAAGCCTGTATGCGCAACCACTCGCGCCGCGTCTCTTCAAGCATGCGCTGCTTGCGCATCTGCAGAGCTTGCCGCTCCACCTCCAGCTCAGCTGCGCGCGCCGCGTTGCGCTTGGCCTCGCGAACGACGAGCACAGCCCAGATGCCGAAGACGACAGCAGCGATGAACACGACGAGCCAAGCGGCTTCAGACATGACGAACTCCTTTCGGTTGCAGGTAGCGAAGACGGCGCAGCTGGAGCTGGAGGTACCACCGCGCGTGGGGATCCCGCCGGAGCGGCAGGTAGTGGCGGACGAGCATGCGCAGTTTCTCGCGCTCGTTCTGCTCGCTGACAGCGATGCGCAGCGCTGTGACGACTGTGCTGAGATTGGGGGCCTTCACGTTGCGATCCTCCGCGCCTCGGGCACCGTACCCTCGCCCACGCCCCGGTGCACGGAGTGCTTGGAGCCCTCTTCGACGCCGCGCTGGTAGTCGTCCATCGTGCCGATGCGCTTCGTCGGGTCGTAAGGCTTCTTGTCCGGGTTCGTCATGCGGTCCTTCACGCCCAGCGCAATCGCCTCCTTCTGCGCAGGCTCGAGCACCAGCTCGGTGATCTGCTTGTGGATCGTGACGGTGAAACCGACGAGGAAGGTTTCACCCGAGGCCATCTTCTGCCCGCGCGTCAGGTACGGATTCAGCGTGGCGACGTACCGCGCCCGCGCCTTCACCGCGTTGCGGTGGATCACCTCGTACGCATAGGTGCAGGTCTCCACCTGCCCGTTCAGGCCGACGAAGACGATCTCGGCCAGCATGCGGCCGGTCTTCCAGTAGTGGATGAAGTACGAGCAGCCGAAAGCACGCCCGAGGATGACGGCCAGCGCCAGCTCCCACACGGCCGGGCGGCGCCAGGAGCCGGTCTTGGCACGGCCCTCGCCGACCTCCGCCTTGTGCACCGAGCCCATGCTGATGTTGTGCTCGCGCATCAACGCCTGCGCCTGCCGGAGCGCCATTGCGGCCATGTTCGGATCCGCACGGTCGTCGGCGGAAAGGGCGAGGCACTTCTTGATCTTCTGGATGATGCGGTCGTTGTCGTTCACAGCACATCCTCCGCCTTGCGCACACCCTTGGCCACCAGATGCCCAAACGCGAGTGCCGCGCCGGAACTGTTGAACTCCGGCTTCTGCAGCTTCTTGTTGACGACAGCGCGGTACACATCGTCGCCGAAGGTGACTGACTCGTAGACCGCCTTGCTTTCGAAAGCCCCACACGCGGGGCACCGTTCGTCGCTGGGCTTCAGCGCTGCGTGGCAGTGGAAGCAGACAAACCGTTTCATCTCGGCTCCTTCAGGGTTGGGAGGGTATTGTGTGAGTCCTCGTCAGCCCGGAGCAAGGCCCCGGGCCGGCGGGGAAGTTAGGCGGCCACCAGCTTCAGCAGGTCGCCGGCTTGCGTCTCGAGCGCCACGCGCTCCATCTGCCACGGGACCGAGCGAGCCAGCGCGGTGACGGCGGTGACGGCGTCCCACAGCGTTTCCACCGGGCGCTGCTCGTCCGCCTGATGCGCCTGCTGGATGCGCTCGACCATCTTCGCGCCGAAGCGCTTCTCGAGGAAGGCTTCCACGTTCTCGATCTTCTGCTTCTGCGCAGCGAGCAGGGCGGACTGAATGCCGGCCACCGAGCTGTCCGCGTAGGCGGTCAGCGCCGGAGCGATCTCACGCAGGAACCGGTCGGGCGCAGCGGAGGTGTGGCGGATGCTGATCTCCTGGATCTCCTCCGCACCCCAGACGATGCGGTTCATGCACACGTAGTCGAAGAGGAACGACTTGACATTCAGCGAGCAGGCGCCCACTTCCGACTGCCACAGGAAGAACCCGCGCGCCAGCGCACCGGTCTTGCCGTCGCGGCGGTTGGGCAGTTCGATGCGGTTCTTCTCGTCCGCCAGGAAGACGAACATGTCGCGGTCGCCCGCGTACAGCGTGGTGTTCGCCTTGGTGATGGGGACGTCCTTGCCGAACTCCCCCGGCACCTTGAAGCGGCCAGTGGCGCCGTCGCCGAAGCGCTCGACGAGGGAGTCGATGACGTCCGCATTCCAGATGCGCCCGTAGCCGGCACCGGTCGCCGCGCGCAGGCCCATCTCCTTGTCGAGCAGCAGCTTGGTGTCCTGCGCCGACTTGGAGTACAGGCCGTAGTTGATCAGGTCGGCCGCGAGCGAGGAGGGCAGCTCACGCAGGTACTGGGCCGGCGCCGGGCGGGCGAGGTAGCACAGCTGGTTGAAGGCCCAGTAGGTCGGCGTGTAGCCGACGCCCGCCTCGCCCACGATCTTCAGGCCCTTGTTGTCCTCGTCCGCCAGCGCGTGGATCGTGTGGGTGTTGACGGTGGCTTCCTTCGACCGGGCGCGCAGCGCGGCGAAGTGCGCCTGCATCTCGGTGAGGCTGGTGAAGCGCTCGTCGTCCGGGCGCGACGCCCACTGGGCGGAGGCTTGGGTCAGGATGGTCATTTGGGGCTCCTTCGGGGTTCAGGGTTAGTAGCAAGACGCTACAGGAGTGATTCTGCCCATCTCCTCGTCGGCTGGGCAAAAAGTTGTGAGATCAGAACGGGACGTCGTCGAAGCAGGGCATCGCGCCGAAGTCCACCACCTCGCCGTCGCACACGATGACGTACTGCTCGATCTTCCCGCCGGTGAGCACACCCACCGTGCGCGCCCACACGTCGTGCTCGGGGTGGCCTTCCAGCTGGGGGCCGCTCTCGGGTCCGCCCACATCTTCCCAGTGGGCTTCCACGTGCTCGCACACGAACCCGAGGGCAGCCAGCAGGCGGGCATCGCTGCGCCGGAACGGCAGCGGGCGGACGAAAGGCTTTGTGAACATGAGCTCTCCTTGTAAGGGCTATCGTCGCACCTCGATTCAGGGTCGAGGAGCGACCGCAGCCCTCAGCTGCGGAAGGGGCGCTCAGGCAGCGACGACCACGCCGTGGCGCTTGGCCCAGTAGAAGTGCGACAGGCTGTTCACCTCACCGCCACACGCCTTGCAGAAGTCCGGGCGGGTGAAGGCGCCACCCTTCTTGGCCAGCTTGGTGACCGCTTCGTAGATCGCGCCGCGCTTCACCTTGCTGGTGTCGCCCAGCTTGTACTCGGTCTTGTCGGCGTCGTGGGCCGGCGTGGCCGCCTTCGTCGCCTTCGCGGTCGGGCGCTTCGTGCCGGCGGCAGGCACCACGCGCACGGTCGCGCCAGCAGCGGTCTTCAGCGTCGCCGCACCGTTGGCGACCTGGACCTTGCCCTGGCGGGCAGGCAGAGCAGGGGCGCTGGCCAGCTTGGCCGCCTCGGCCGCTACCGCTTCGATCTCGTCGATCAGGGCGGTGACGCGCTTCTCGGCGGTGGCGCGGTCGGCGAACTTCTTGACCGGCGCCTTCTTGTTGTGCTTGTTGTAGAAGGCGACCAGGTCGGCGGTCGAGGCGGTCTTGACTTCGGTCTTCAGCATTTCAGGCTCCTTAGGGTTGACGATCAGGGTGACTAGATCATCGTCCTTTTGCCTGAAGTGGGCAATACCCTTACTGATTGGTAAGGATTAGCCCGAAGACCTCTACTGCACCCGGCTCGGCGTCTCCGGAGGGGCCTCGAGCCACCGTACCAGGAGCGTAGAGGCGTCGGAGTCGTACCGGTAGGCTATCCCCCCCAGCGCTTCCTCCGGCGCTCCCTCGGCCTCGAGCCGCTTGGCGAGGGTGAGGTCGAGCGCCACCTCGGTAGTACCGTGCTTCTGCCGGAGCAGCTCACACAGCACGCCGCGCAGCCACGCTGGGTTGTCGAGCGGGCGCGACTCCAGCAGGGCAGCGAACCCAGCATCGATGCGGGCGCGGATGTACTCTTCTAGGCACTTACCATCGGAGCAGGCGGAAGGTGTGGCGCAAGCGGCGCAGCGTTCCGTGCTCATACATTCACCCCGCGCGAGCGCAGCCACACCCCCAGCTCATCGCACCCCTGGCGCAGCAGCAGGTACGCCGCGCGCACGCGCTCGGTCTGCCCGGAGGGGAGCGCTTCGTCCAGGTGGTGCGCGCCGCGCTGAATGCGCAGCTGCGCAGTGGCGTAGTCGAACACCTCCGTGCCGTGCGGTCGCAGGTCGAGCGTGGCGCGCTCGTGGCGCAACTCGTACGCCTTGGTGTCCTGCTGGCGTGCGAGGTCCTCGGTATGGTCGTCGAAGCGTTGCTTCAGTGGTAGCATGATCATCTCAGTACTTGTCCTTTCTGTTCAGATTCGGGTGTGTCTCGTTGTAGTGATCGCACGCCTGTTTCCACGTGGCGCGCTCCCACTTTGCCCAGTTCCGCACAACGTAGGCCATGCGCATTGTGCCGTCGCTCAGCCGCAGCTTGCTGCCCGTGGCCGGCGGGCGGAACCCTGCGCGCTTCAGCTCGCGCGCCAGCGCGTTCACTGTCGTGCGCTTGGCTCCCGTGGGATCGTAGAGCATGTGCAGCTCGGGCGCGGTGACCAAGTCGCCCTTCAGCCCAGCTTTCTCCAGCAGCACGTCCCCATTGTCACGCAGATCGCGCACCCACGCACCCAGATCGCTCTTGCCCAGCTCCAGCATCTCCTGTTTACCACGCGTGTCCGGCGCCGGCGCCTGTGGATCGAATCCACTCGTGTCCACCTTGAGCAGGTGCGCCCACAGCGCGGCGATTCCTACAGCCGAGTCGCGCCAGCGCACGTAGTTCTTGTAGGCCAGGAACTTGCCTGCCATCACCTCGTGAATGAAGAAGCGTCGGTCGCCGTCGTCCATGTAGAACGTGTCGGGGTCGTTCGCTGTATACAAATAGTTGATGGTGTCGCGGATGGAGTAGCTGGGAATGTACTTGATATCGAGCCGCACGGTCTTCTGCGTGACCAGGGTCATGATGCGCCGCATCAGCTTGCGGTCGCCCTTTGCGACAATGTCGTCCCCCAGCACGAACTGTTTGTCCTGCGCCCACTCGAGCCGGGGATTCTCCAGGTCAACGTCGTGAATCTCGCTGCTGTTCTTGCTGCCGTACAGGCGCATCAGCGTGTGGCCGACCAGTGTCTTCCCACTCCCGTGTGTGATGCCCCAGAGCAGCACGGCCGTGGCCAGCTTGGCGCCCGGGTTCTGCACGGGGTACGCACACCAGCATTCGAACCAGTGGCGGGAGGCAGCGTCCGTCCCGAACAAGTGGTCGAGCAGGTCGCTCCAGGGCTGTACGTCGCCCGCAGTGGGCTCCGGCACTCCCCAGCCTTCCCAGGTGTTGAGGTAGCCGTCCTCGTTCACCTCGGGGCCTCCAGGCTCGTACACGAGCCCTCGGCACTCACTGCGGTGCTCCCACTCGATCCATGCCTTGGCCGCCGGTACCTTGACCATCTGCGCCGCCCCACGCGCTGAGGTCCGCGTCTCCCAGTAGTGCACATTGGCGAACGCGTGGTCCTTGAACGCGGAAGGGGTGAGCCGCTGGCGGAGGTCGCGGTCCCACACCAGGCCCGGGTCGCGCACGTAGACGCAACGCCTGCTCAGGTCGTGGAGGGCTGCGCTGCTGTTGTACTCGAACGCTTCCTCGAGCACTTCGCTCTGCAGCGAGTCGATGCCGTGCAGCACGATGTAGTCGTCCAGCCCTGTCTTCGTCGCCTCGTCGCGCGACGGCATGCGAGCGATCCACACCTGTGCTCCGCGCTCCAGCAGACGGCGGGCGAGTCGCGCCTCGGCCGCGACGATGTCGGGGTTGGTAGCGGCGTCGGAGTCGTAGACGATGTATACCGTGCGCCCAGCCCACTCGAACCACTCGAAGCCTTCCAGCAGCGGTGTGCCGTTCTTCGCGGACTGAAAGCACCACACGCCGCCGAGCCCGATGGTGGGCAGCCCGTGCTTGGTTGCGCACGCGCTCTTGAGCTCACCCTCGGTAATTAGAAGCGGAATCTCCTTGTCGTTCGCAATACCATTCCAGTCCACGAACGGAGGCAGGTAGAGCTCATTGGTTGTATGGGGCGGCTGCCCATATCTCATTGCTTTCTTGCTCGTCTGCTTGCTGAACCCGGTGCGCGTGTCCTCCATGTAGCGCACGCGAAAGAACTTCGTTATGCGCCCGTTGAGGTCGAAGTAGGGAATCTTGAACCCTGCCACCGCAGCAGGTAGCTTGGCCTGCTTGCACTGCTCGGCTGTGAAGGGCTCGATGCGCAGTAGCTCGGCGTCCTCGGGGTCGAGCGCTGAGCCTGCTAGCTTCGTAAGGGTGGCAGGGGATAGCTTCGGTCTGCGTGCCATGTGCTCGTTCGTTCAGGGTAGGCTCTCTTCACATGTGCGCTGGCCCCTCGGCGCTTCACAGCGGGGATGCAACGCGTGCGTGGTTTTATCCATTGACCTGCAGGGTGGACGTTGAGACGGGAAAGAGAGGAGGACCCTGCAATTACGATCCAGCGCACATGTGAAGAAAGGCTCGGAGCAAACAGCCGCTTGGCGCGCAGCACGGAAGGAAAAAGGAGCAAACCCTTCCGCACGGTCACCCCCTGAATAGGTCAGCGCGCCGCGCACTGAGTGCTCCGAGCGGGGCGCAGTTTGCCCTGTTTCCAGGCCTGCAAGCAAGTCGACGCATTTGAGCGGTTGAATATGTGAGAGCAGTTACCGTGTTTGCGCGAACCAGCAGAACTGAACCAGTCTCTGTAATCTACGCGCTGCGTTGTGAGAACTTGGTACAAAGAAACCGTGCATTTACGCGGGTTGCCACGTGGTTGACTGCGTTCTTGGGGCTGCGCGCTGCGAGCTGAGTTTGCCGATTAGTATTGGTTCCCTGTGCGCGGTTTGTACTCTCCTCTACTCTGACTCTTCTACCTTCCCTTTACGGTAGTAAAGAAAGAAGGAACTCAGAACTACGCGCCGCGTTTTTGCCTTGGTGGCGGGCCAGTTGCTGTTCAAAATGCTACTTCCGAATCCCTCCAGAACTATCTCACAGGAAAACGTGCGTAAGTCTCACACGCATTCGCACCATGACGCGTTTGTACCATCGCACAAAGAACCACGTACCTTGGTAGCGTTCACTGTAATGGAGAACACGATGTTTACCGATTAGAGCTGAAAACCACACGTCTAAAAAGTTAGTCTATTGGGGCAAATCAAAAAGCCTCTGTATCGGAACCACGCAGATCGTCGTAAGTGGATGCCAACCAATTAGGCTTGCTCATCAAAATTTTCAGGGCGCAGAATAACGCGCGTGAATCTCACAAATCAGGCAGCCCCTCCGTGACGCGCATTCAACGTCCTGCGCTCTTCGTCACAGACATCCCCGGTGTGTATCGCAATCGCTCCGGGGTTTTCTGCAATGAGAAGGGTGTGTCGCTGTCGTTCGCTGAGCTGAAGGAAGCGGACGCTGAGCGCTGGGTCGAAGTGCTCGGCCACGCACCGACGTCGCCTGCTGAGCTGCTGAAGGGCATCGCGCTCGACCCACGCGCGCCGTTCGATGTGCGCATGAAGGCGGCCCAGCAGGCTGCTCCGTACTACGACATGCGCATGCCGTTGCGCATCGACGGCAACGTGAAGACCAACACGGGCCTGGACATGGCTGCGCTGGCGAAGATGAGCAAGGAGAAGCGCGAGTCGCTGCTCAAGCTGCTCAAGGAAGCAGGAGTGGAGCTGTGAGCGCAGAGCACTTCGTGCCACAGCCCGGCGCTGTGCGCTACTTCGACGAGGAGCGCAACACCTGGCAGTGTGCTAACCCGCGTGACATGATGTTCAGCACTGTGACCATGCTCGCCACGGAGTACTGGGCGGACAGCTGGCGCCCCATCTTCGACAACGCTGACAGCGAGGTTGAGAAGTGACACCCGACGTTGCGCAGATCGCAGCGCGTGGTGGCGTGCTCAACCTGCGCAGCATGGCGCTGCAGATTGAGGCCTCGCTGCTCAGTGAGTCGCTCTACGAGTTTGCGAAGGCAGCGTGGCACATCGTCGAGCCAGGCGTTGCGTTCCGCGACAACTGGCACCTTCACGTGATCTGCTCCCACCTCGAGGCAGTCAGCCACGGGGTGATTCGCAACCTGATTATCAACATCCCGCCACGCAGCATGAAGTCGCTGCTGGTCAGCGTGCTGTGGCCTGCGTGGCAGTGGACCTGGAAGCCTACGCACAAGTGGCTGTTCAGCAGCTACGGGCAGGCGCTGGCCACGCGCGACGCGCTGAAGACGCGGCGCCTGCTGCAGAGCACGTGGTACCAAGAGCGCTGGGGTGCGCTGAGCGAGTGGGAGCAGCGCTTCAAGCTCACCGGCGACCAGAACCAGAAGATGCGCTACGAGAACGACCGCCTCGGCTACCGCATCAGCACCTCGGTCGGCGGGCTCGGCACTGGCGAAGGTGGCGACACCGTGGTGGTGGACGACCCACACAACGTCGAGGAAGCGGAGTCCGACGCTGTGCGTGAGAGCACGTGCACGTGGTGGTTCGAGACGATGAGCACACGGGGCAACGACCCCGAGCGCGTGGCGAAGGTGATCGTGATGCAGCGTGTGCACGAGAAGGACCTCACTGCGCAGTGCCTGGAGCGCGGTGGCTACGACCACCTGTGCCTCCCCATGGAGTACGAGTCGGACCACCCGACGCTGAGCAGCACCGCCCTCGGCTTCAAGGACCCTCGCAAGGACGAGGGAGCGCTTCTCTGGCCTGGGCGCTTCACGGCCAAGGCACTAGCTGACCTGAAGACCAGCCTCGGCGAGTACGGCACGGCCGGCCAGCTGCAGCAGCGCCCCACGCCGCGCGGCGGCGGCATGTTCAAGAAGGAGCACCTGAAGTTGTGGCCTGCGGACAAGGAGCTGCCGGGCCTGCTCTTCGTGCTGCAGAGCTACGACACCGCGTTCACCGACAAGACCACCAACGACCCGTGCGCTGCAATCTCGCTTGGCGTTTTCGAGCTCAACGGTAAGCGTCGGCTGCTGCTGATGGACGCGTGGAGCGATTGGCTGCGCTACTCCGCGCTGCGCCGCCGCGTGGTCAAGGACTGGGGTACGCGGTACGGTGGCGATGCGAAACAGCGCGTGCCGCCGCGCAGGCCCGACGCGCTGCTGGTGGAGAACAAGAGCAGCGGCATCAGCATCATTCAGGACCTCCACGAAGCCAGCATCCCCGCACAGAAGTACAACCCTGGCGACGCAGACAAGACCGCACGGGCCGAGCGCGTGATGCCGTTGTATGAGATGGGCGTGCTCTACGTGCCCGAGACCAAGCAGGCCAAGCCCGGAGCGCGCTGGATCGAGACTTTTGCCACGTGGGCTCAGCCCTTCGTGACACAGCTAACGAAGTTCGCTCCCGGTGTGTCGGGGCACGACGACTACGTGGACACGTTGACACAAGCGCTGATCTTCTTGAAGGACGGCGGATGGCTCGACAGCCCGGAAGGGTACGTCGACGACGAGGAGCCTTCGGCCGCGTACGGCACGAAGCGCAAGAGCAACCCTTACGGAGAGTGAGTATGAAAGACTTCGGTGCCTGGTTCAACGAGCTGCAGCCTCCGCCCGGGGTGCAGCAGGCCGAGCAGACGCGCGCGGCGCAGGGTGCGGCGAGCTGGGTCGTCAACGACCCCTACCTCAGTGTCGACGCACTGATGGGTGGCTGCTTGGCGCCGGGTCAGCTCATTTCCTGCGTGGCGCAGCAGCAGCAGTACGATCTGTTCTTTCAGCCGCAGACGCCTCGACCCCGCGAGCGCGCGCACGTGGTACTGCACGGCGACGCGCTCAGCCCGCAGGTGTTCAACGAGGAATGCACCTTCGACGACGTCAGCCGCTGGCTGCAGCGCGCAGTGGCGCAGCGCTGGGAGGTCTACCCGATGGACATGGTCAGCGCGAGCCAGCCCATGAAGGTCCCCAGCGGCTGCCCCGTCGAGGTGCACGCCCAGACCTTCGGGCTGCTCACGGCGCTCGATAACGCCAAGCAGGCCACGTCCTGGGCCGCGCTGCAGCTGGCGCAACGTCTCTGGGGTGATTTGCAGAACGCGTGGCCCGTGGGCATGTTGGTGCTGTGGCGCACGCGGCCGCAGGTCCTCTACGACAAGTTGACTGGTCATCTTGGCATCCGGCTGCGTCTGGCAGGCTGGCAGCCACCCCAGAGCGGATGCCGCGTGCACGTTGCCGAAGGCGAACGCTTCCCCACCATCAAGGACCTCGCATGACCACTCCTAGCATCGGTCGTACCGTCATCTATCGCTGGAACCAATCGACCAACGGCGCTGACCGACACCCTGCCGTGATCACGCGCGTGTGGGGGCCTGCGATGGTCAACCTGATGGTTTTCTTCGACGCCGCTGTACCACGCCCTGAGACCTCGGTCACGCTATTCAACGATGAGTGGGAAGCGGACGAGTACATCAAGCAGCGGCTCGAGCACGAAGGGCCAAGCGCCGCGTACCGTTGCGCACACTTCCCGACGAAGGTGTGACCATGAATGTCTTCTGGGCCTTCGTGCTCATCCTCTTCCTCGGCTGGCTCAACGACGTACTGTCATGACCTCCGTGCGCGTCCCCGGCTCGCTGAGCGCCATGGGCTACCTGGGGTGCTTCACCCCGGCCACGCTTCCGTTGGCTTCGAACTACCCGCTGCAGTTCGTGTTCATCGAGAAGACGGCAGGCTCTTCGCTCGGTGACTTCTACTACTCCGACGGCGTGCGCTGGGTGTCGGCCACGGGCCTGGCCTTCGCGTGGCGTGACACCGCACTAACTTCGGAGACGTTGGGCACCTCGGACCTGAACAACGGCATCAACTTCACTGCTGGCAGCGCCGTGACGCTGACGATACCGAACGACTCAGTGCTCACCACGGCGCAGGACGGCGACTCGGTGCTGCTGCTGCAGAGCGGCGCAGCGCAGGTCAGCGTGGCAGCGGGCGCAGGCACCACGCTGCTGGTGCGCACCGCGCTGGGTGGATCGAAGACGGCTGGGCAGTACGCAATCGCAACGCTGATCAAGAAGGGCGCCAGCACCTGGGTGCTCTGCGGGGACATCAGCGGATGAACGGGCTGGCGACTCGGGCCGGTGCACGCATCCCCCACGCGGGGGACCGCTATGGCTCGGACGTCATCCTACTCTGGCACGGCGAGGGCACGAATGGCGGCACGACGATCACCGACTCGTCGCTGTTCAACCACAACCCGCCGACGACGCAGATCGCAGTCACCACCAGCACCACGCAGTTCAAGTACGGGTTGGCTTCAGCTGCGTTCAACGCGGGGAGCGGCAGCTTCGCCGAGTACACCGCCACCAGCGAGTGGCTCGACGGCACGAAGGACTGGACCAAGGAGGGGTGGATCTACCCCACGGCGGTCGACGCCACGCGGCGCAGCATCTTCGACTTCCGCTTCGATGGCTCGGGCAGCGGCACCGCGTTTGCCATGGACTTCATCGCTGGCGCGTTGCGCTTCGAGATTGGAGTGGGGAGCAGCCTCTTCAGTATCACCGGCACCGCTCCCACCGTCAACACCTGGCAGCACGTGGCCTTCGTACGCGACGGCAACTCGCTGCGCTACTACCTGAACGGTGTGCAGCAGGCGTCTCGCAGCGACCTGGCCGGGGGCTCCATGAACGACAAGTCGGCGACCGCCAAGGTGCGCATCGGTCGCCGCAACGACGGTGCACAGAACTACGATGGATGGATGGACGAGGTGCGCTTCACTCGTAACATCTGCCGCTACCCCGGAGGTACCACCTTCACCCCGCCGAGCGGGCCATTCCCTAATCCATGATCGCTATGACCAGCATGACCAGCAACCCAGACAGTGGGGCGTTACCCTTGGACGGCGCGCCAGACCTCAACGAAGACGAGCGTCTGGCGTTGCGCCGGCTGCTACGTGACCAGGAACGCAACACCTGGGCGCTGCGTCAGGCGCGGTGGATTGTGCCCGTTATTGTCAGCATGGTGATCGGCGTCTATCACTTCATTGACTGGTTGGTCAAGCACTACAAGCCATGAGCATGCCCAAGATCTACGCCTTGTGGGCGCTGCGCCTGATCCTCGTTGTGTTGGTGCTTGCGCTGCTGCTACCGTTGCATGCGTTGGCATGGTGCACGATGCCGCCGCCGGCCAATCCGTCTCCCCTTCCGCCCGTGCAAGTCGCGTTCAGCCCCGTCATGTGCTGGCCGTCTGCGGCGGGCATCAGTGGCAGCGGGCGCGGTTACCTGCAGAAGGACATCCCTGCCGTGCCCGGCGCCACCGCGATGGGTGGATCGGCGTGGGGGTGGTGGTGCCAGAAACCCGACCTCACATGGGCACCGCAGAGCATTGCGTGCCTGGACAAGTATTGCCCGGCCACCGCACTTGTTGCAGTGCGATCCGCGCTGGCGGCCTCGTCTCCCGGTGCCGCTGTGCAGGCGATGATCGACACCTATTCGGTCAAGGTCACTGACTGGTCCGAGATCAACGACTACAACTGCCTGCATGTGAACATGCTGGCGGCGCTGCAGGCCACGAAGCCCGACGCTGCTGCGCCGACCGTCTACAAGGTGCCTCCGGGTGGTAGTGCAGTCTACCCTCTGGTGAACGGCAAGCCGGGGTTGGCAATCGCTGGCAAGCGCGCGCCGGGCAGCGCACTGTGCGGGACGCCGCTGGTGGCCGCATACGGGTTCACCTACGGACCCTACACGGGCAGTGCACCCAACGAGGTGGCGGTCTGCCAGAAGCAATGAACGTCGATATCACGATCAACCACGTGGTCACTGCGCCGGGGCTCGAGGCGCTGCTGACTTCTTTCAATCTCGGGCTGCAAGGACTTCGCATGGACATCGCTACCCTCACCACCCAACTGCAGGCTGCTGCTGCCGAACTGAAGACAGCCAACGCCACGCTCGGTGCCACCAACCTCGTGCTCGACAAGGTCACCGACGAGGAGACCGGCCTGTTGGTCAAGATCCAGACTCTGACCGATCTGCTGGGTACCGCGCAGACCCTGCCGCCCGAGACCCAGGCTGCGTTGGCCGATGTGGTCACCACCGTCGCTGACATCAAGGCCAGCGTCGCCGCCAACGCGGCCAAGGCCGGCGCCGCCGACGCCCTGGTGCCCGACACGCCGGTCTGAGCGAGTGAGCTGAGATGCCCAGCAAGAGCGCCGCGCAGCACCGCTTGATGGAAGCGGTAGCCCATGACCCTGGCTTCGCCAAACGGGTGGGCATCTCACAGTCTGTGGGGCGTGATTTTGCTGCGGCGGACCGAGCGCGCGGCTACGCAGGTGGTGGACTGGTTGAAAGCGCGCTCGAAGCGCTGGCCAAGATGCGCCGCGCGGAGCCGTTGGCAGCCGAAGCCGGCGCCACTGCGCTCAAGCTCCCGCCCAAGGAGTCTGCCGGTGCGCTGACGCAGCTGCTGCGCTCGCTGCCCGAGCGTGCAGGAAAGCTGGCCGCTGAAGGAGTCAGGCGCGGCGTTGAGGAAGGTCGGGGACCGCTGGCGGCGCTCAGGACCACGGTGGCGCCCCACTACGCGGTGAGGCCCAAGGGTGGCAACTTCAACGACCTGAACCTCGGCACGTATCTGGGCAACGAGGACATGCGTGTCCCCGAGACCAAGTACGACCCTCCGTGGGGCACACACACCAACATCACACTCGGCGAAGGCGGCACTCGCAGCAAGTCCACCTCTGCCTGGGCCGAGACGCAGCTGGCCAACTACCTGCGCAAGGAGATTGGCAGCCCTTCGGACCCGCTGCTTCAGGTGGAGAAGGAGTACCCAGGGCTGCACCTTCCGCCCGACGCGCTCGAGCCGGGCAGCACTTCGCACCGTGATGCGGAGCATGTGAATCGAACAATCGACGCTCTCAAATCCAGCAATTACATGCCTGTCAATGGGCGCTACGATGCGCACGCCAAGTCTCACATGGGGCTGACGGGCGAGCCGCTGACGCCGTGGGGGCGTTACAGCGACATCAGCCTGAAGTCGGAGTATCCCGACCAACACCTGATGAACGACGTGAGCCAAGCGATGGACACGGGGACGTACCCGGAGGACATGGGTTGGCAGGCTGAGCGTCACCTGAAGCTGAACAGTACGCCGGCTGCGCAACTGCAAGAGCTGCTCAAGAATCCTGAGAACGCCTTCCTGAAGAAGTACGAGTGGCTGATCAACGCGGATCCCAAGACGAAGATCTGGGGTCTGCGCAACGAGAGCACCGACTCGCTGGGCTTCAGCCACGTGCTGGATTACCTTGAAGCGGCCCAACTGGCGCACGGCATGGGGAAGCAAGTAGCGCCCGAAGCGTTGCAGTTGCTGCGAAACGACCCCAACGCGCTGCGCGACGTAGGTCCTCAGGTTGGCAACGCGCTTCGTCTTCACGACGCGGGTCTTTCCATCGACCCCGACAGCCTGAAGCGCCTCTCCGTCGCCGACGCAGTGCGCAGGACTGCGCAGTGGAACGAAATTCTGGCCAATCAAGGCATTCAAGGCAACGCGGACCTTGCGCGTGGCATTGCCAGGGTTCACAAGGAGTACCCTGAGGGCATGCGTTGGGTGGAGCTGGGCAAGCCAGAGACGAAGGAGCTGCCTGAAGGCTACAAGGTGGTGGAGTACACGCCAGGGCGGTTCGCTGTGCAGAGCCCGGTTAACGGATATATCACGGCTGCGGATACAGCTGAGGAGGCCCTTAAGCGTGGTCTAGAACACATCGCTGAGCAGGATCTGGAAGTCGGCCTCAACGCCGAGGGCTCCGCAATGGGCCACTGTGTGGGCGGCTACTGCGACGATGTGGCCAGTCGAGGCACGAAGATCTACTCGCTGCGCGATAAGAACAACAACCCGCACGTGACGGTGGAGGTGCGAGGTGGTCGCCCAGAGACGCAGCCTGAGATGGAAGAACTGGACGACTTCATCGGGTTGAACTCGCCCTACGAGCGCGAAGCTCAGGCTCGGCTGGGCGACGACGCCAAGCCTATCGACTGGCTGCGTGACGTGGCTGCCAACCACCCCTTTCCCATCACTCGGCGTGATGCTGCAGACAGGTTGAAGCAGTACGAAGCACAACCTGCGAACATCATACAGATCAAGGGCAAGTCCAACGCCGCGCCGGTGGAGAAGTACCTCCCGTACGTCCAGGACTTTGTGAAGAGTGGGCAGTGGGGCCGTGTGGGTGATCTGCAGAACAGTGGACTTAACCACGTGGCAGACTCGGCGACACTTGGGCCGTTGACGATCAAGCCGGGTTATTACACTGACGCTGAGCTGGCCGACCTGGCGCGTCAGTCAAACACCAACGCCACGCCGGAAGGGATTCAGAACTGGGTTGATATGGTCAAGCGGCGCGGGCGGGTCGGCTTCGCCGAAGGTGGCTCAGTGCCCAGCCTCGAAGAGCTGCGCGCTCGGGGCGAAGAGACCGCACGCAATCGGCAATCTCCCGGTCTGCTGAACACGCTCAAGTTCCTGGCTGATTCCGTCACCAACGTCGGCCGTGGCGTGGTCGGCGCCACCGGGGGCATGCCTGGTGAGCTTGAGCGCCTGGGCGTGGCGGCTGGGCACTACGCAGCGGCGCCGAAGCATCCTGAAGGCCGCATTGCCGGCGCGCTCGAAGCGTTGCACAAGGCGGGTCAGGACAAGATGCTTTTCCCGTCGATCAGTGAGGTCACTCACGCACTACCCCAGGGTACGCGGCTGCTGGGCGCTCCGGAGCCCGAGTACAACGCTCTCACCTCCCTCGGCGAATTCGCCCCTTTGCCCCCTGCTGCTGCTTACCGAGCGGTCAAGCCAGTAGTCGGCGCTGCGGGCAAGCTAGCTGCTGAGGGGATCAGGCGAGGCGTCGAGGAAGGACGCGGACCGCTTGGGTTGCTTCAAAAGACTTTGTCACCCAACTACGCCATAAGACCCAGGGGCGGCAACTACCACGACAAGTCGCTCGACACCTACCTCGGCCACATCATGCCCGAGGGCGCTGGGCCGGACGACCCCACCAACAAGTGGCTGCTGACTCAGCTGCGCAACTACATTCGCAAGGATCTGGGCTCGCCGACCGACCCGCTGCTGCAGGTTGAGAAGGAGTATCCGAATCTGCATCTGCCTGAAGGTCAGTTGGCAGTGGATTTCGACATAGAGCACATCAATCAGGTGCTCGCTGGCCGTGCTCGCCCGCGCAGCCCGACACTAAAACGAATTGCAAATGAGCACAAAGCGCTGACCACTGAGCCGATGACGCCGTGGGGCATGCACAGCACGGCCGAGAGCGCAATCTATCGCTCGCCGTACAGCTACGCGGAGAACTCAACAGGCGCGCTGAGCGACTATGCAGAGTATCTACCAGGCAGCCCTTTGCGCAAGCAAGTAGAAGCTCAGAAAGACCCTGCCGCAACGGAAGCTTTCATTCAGGAAGCACTGAGCAACGCGAAAGAGAACGGCGACAACTTGCCTGAGTGGTTGCTTCGTGCGCCGGAGGAGACCAAGTTCTACGGGATCAACGACCCGTATGAAGACACGCTGGGCTTCGGTCACGTGAAGGACTACCTGCAGGCGGCGCAGGCGCCGTACAGGCAACTTCGCAGGCTTGACTTGCACAACGAGACTGACCAAGAACTTGTCGATATGGTGCGTCAGGAAGGCCGCCAGGCGATGCTGCCTTTCCCTCCGCGAGACATGGAGCAGTGGCAGCAGTTGATGCACTCCGGGCTCGATTTGGAGCCCGAGCAGCTCAACAGGCTGTCCGTCGCCGACGCCGTGCGCCGCACCGCCCAGTGGAACGAGCTGCTGGCCAATCAAGGTCAGGCGAACGAGGACTTGGCCCGGGGCATCACTCGTGTGCACAAGGAGTACCCTGAGGGCATGCGGTGGGTGGAGTTGGGGCAGCCGACGCTGACCGAGCTTCCTGACCGCATGGAGGTTCAGCCGGTGCAGCAGGGCGGCTACACCGTTGGTAAGAAGGGCGAGAAACCACCCATTGCCGCATCAATCACGCATCAAACGCCGGAGGAGGCTGTCCAGAACTGGCTGAGCCGCTACGGCAAGAACTTCGCGCGTGAGGAACTCAACGCTGGCCTCAACGCCGAGGGTCAAGCGATGGGCCACTGCGCCGGGACCTACTGCGACGATGTGGCCAGTCGAGGCACGAAGATCTACTCGCTGCGCGATAAGAACAACAACCCTCACGTGACGATGGAGGTGAGGCCTGGTCAAGTGAAGGTCCGTAACGCCGATCTTTGGAAGTACGCCTCGCCTGAAGAGCGGTCTCAGTTGTTGAATCAATACCCCGGGGTTGATTGGGAGAATTCAGAAGGCACAATCGGCCAGGCTACTCGCTGGGTGCAGAACAACATGCCTGAGCTTTACAAGCAGACGGTCACCTCGCTTGGAGAGCCTGTACACGACATCATCCAAATCAAGGGCAAGTCCAACGCCGCGCCGGTGGAGAAATATCTCCCTTACGTCCAGGACTTTGTGAAGAGTGGGCAGTGGGGCAGAGTGGGGGAGCTGAGCAACGCTGGACTGGTCGACATAGGGAACTGGAAAAGTAGTCTCCTCGGAACTGACCGAGGGATCGCCGACCGAGCTGCTGTCGAGCGGTCCTGGGCTCATCTATTCGAGCCGCTTGGCCGATATCCTCAGGCAAACCAGCTGGACGAGATCGCGAAGCAGCTGGGAATGCCCAACAACAGGTATCGGTTCGACGAGCTGGCTGACTATCTCAGCAAGTTCCAGATTCCAGACAGCTACGCCACTGGCGGCTCGGTGCAGCCGGTGGTAAGATCCTGGCCGTTTCCCCTCGGGAGTTGACACATGGGCATGGGCAACAGCGGCGCGAGCCGCCTCAATCAGCAGCTCGGTGACCAGGAGAGCGAAGAGCGCGAGCGCGCCATGCCGGCCGCGCTGCCGCTGGGCGACGACGAGCCGATGCCACTGCCCGAGGTGACGGAGAACGACGACGGCTCCGCTTCGGCACTGCTGCCGCCCGACGCAGCGCTGGATGTACAAGAGCAGGACGACGGCTCCGCCGTGATCAAGGATGCGGACGACGACGCGCCGAACGATCCCAACGTCAAGTTCGACGAAAACCTGGCCAAGAAGGTCGACAAAGCGATTCTGACGCGCATCGCGCGGGATCTGCTCGAGTCCATCGAACGCGACAAGGACTCACGCAAGAAGCGCGACGAGCAGTACGCCGAGGGCATCAAGCGCACGGGCCTGGGCAACGACGCGCCCGGCGGCGCGAGCTTCGACGGCGCCAGCAAGGTGGTGCACCCTGCGCTGGTCGAAGGTTGCGTGGACTTCGCCGCGAGGGCGATGAAGGAGCTGTTCCCCGCCAGCGGCCCGGTCAAGAGTCACATTGTCGGCGAATCTACCAAGGCCAAGCTGCGCAAGGCGGACCGCAAGGCCAGCTACATGAACTGGCAGTGCACGACTCAGATCCGCGAGTACCGACGCGAGCTGGAAGTGCTGCTGACGCAACTGCCGCTGGGTGGTGGGCAGTACCTGAAGTTCTGGTACGACAGCCGGTGGGAGCGCATTCGCACTGAGTTCGTCGCAATCGACCACCTGCTGCTACCCTTCGAGGCCACCAGCCTCGACACAGCCGAGCGCATCACGCACGTGCAGCTGCTGACGCGCCAGATTTTTCAGGAGCGCATCGACAGCGATGTGTACGTCGAGCCGAAGTCGATGGTCGACCCTTCGCTGCGCCCGGATGCCACCAAGTCCTCACAGGCGGCGGCAGTCGTCGAAGGCGCCGAGGACATGGGGTTCAACGAGGACGGACAGCGCACGGTGTACGAAACGCTGGTGCAGCTCGACCTGGAAGGTGAGGACAAGCTCGCCAAGGAACGCACCGCTCCCTACGTCGTGGCCATCGACGAGGTCACGCAGGAAGTGATGGCGCTCTACCGCAACTGGGACGAGAAGGACCAGGACCGGATGGAGGCGCTGCCCTGGTTCGTCGAGTTCCCGTTCATCCCCTGGCGTGGCGCCTATCCGATTGGCCTCACCCACTTGATTGGTGGTCTGGCCGCCGCCTCCACCGGCGCGCTGCGGGCGCTGCTGGACGCCGCCCTGATCAACAACATGCCGGGCGCGGTGAAGCTCAAGGCGGCGGGCAGCCGCAACGCCGGGCAGGACATTCCCATCGAGCCTACCAACGTCACCGAGCTGGAGGCGGGGCCAGGCATCGACGACATTCGCAAGCTCGTGATGCCTATCCCGTTCAACCCGCCCAGCGCGGTGTTGTTTCAACTGCTGGAGTGGGTGACACAGCAGGCCAAGGGAGTGGTGGCGACGGCCGAAGAGCGCATTGCGGACGCTTCCAACAACATGCCGGTGGGCACGGCGTTGGCGCTCATCGAGCAGGGCAGCATCACCTTCAGTGCCATTCACGGCCGGCTGCACCATGCGCAGAAGCAGGCCCTGTCGATCATCCACCGACTGGACGCCAAGCACCTGCAGGACCAAGAGGTGGTGGAAGAGCTGGGCGGGTTGGAGGTCAGCCGCGCAGACTTCCAGGGGCCGATGGATATCGAGCCCGTCAGCGACCCCAACATCTTCAGCGACGCGCAGCGCTACGCGCAGATCCAGGCGGCAGTGCAGCTCGCTTCTTCTCCGCTGTTCGCCCCGCTGTTCAAACCGCCCGAGCTGGCCAAGCGCGCGTTGCAGCTGCTCAAGCTGCCGTCCTACCAGGATGTGCTCGCGGTGCCGGCGGACCCAGAAGAGCTGGACCCCATCGGTGAGAACGTCGCCGCCACCGATCCGCAGAAAAGCCTCAAGTCGTTCGACGGACAGGACCACCTCGCCCACCTGAAGGTGCACCTGTCCTTCATGACCAGCCCTATCTTCTGCGCCAACCCGCTGATGGCACAGCCGGCGCTGGGCGTGCTGCTCAACCACTGCAAGGAGCACCTGATTCAGCTCTACGCCGAGCACAGCAGCGCGGCGGCGAAGGCGCAGATGGTGGTGCACAAGATGAGCGGGTCAATCGAAGGTGCCGAGGTGGACGGCGTGGCGCTGGCGGAGCAGCAGCTTGCGCAGATGATCGGGCCGTTGATGCCGATGCTCCAGCAGGCCCAGCAGCTCGCGCAGCAATTCGCGCCCAAGCCGCAGGGCGATCCGACCAAGATGGCCGAGGCGCAGATCGAAGCGCAGGCCAAGCAGCAGTCGGACGCGATGAAGGCGCAGCTCGAACAGGCCAAGCTGTCTCAGCAGGCGCAGAGCGATCAGGCCGACCGGCAGCTCGAGCAGGTGAAGCTGCAACTGGATACGCAGGCGGCGCAGATGGCCGACGCGCTGTCGCGCTGGGACACGCAGATGGAGATGATGACCAGCCGAGCCAACGCGGCCACTGCGGCGCAAGAAGGCGAGGCGCAGCGTCAACTCCAGCTCGTGCTGCAGCAGCAGAAGGAAGACAGCGCACAGGCACTGGCCGAGTACAACGGCAAACTCCAGGTGCTGCTCGAGCAGATCAAGCAAGGCAACGAAGATGCACGAGCTGCACGAGAAGAAGAACGCGCGGAACGTGAAACGGCGCGCGAGCAGAAGGCTTCGCAGGCCGACACGGTTGCACCGCTGCTGGAGCGGCACGGACAGACGATGGATCAACTGTCCAAGACGATGGATGCGCTAGCCAAGCACATCACCACTCCGAAACAACCACGCAAGCTGCGCGTCGTGCGCAACGCTGACGGCTCACTAGAAGGGCATGCGGAATGAGCGACAACACCGTACTCCCGCCTGGTGGTGGCGGGGACACCGTTCGTACCGTCGATCGCGGCGGCGTCAAGACTCAGGTCGTGGCGCTGGATGTCGGCGGGGAGTCCGGCCCGGAAAATCTCGGCACCCAGGCGCTACCGGTCGATGAGCGCCAGCTGGCGTTGCGGTTCGACAACAGCGCTTCCCCTGTGCTTTACTACGGCGAGGCTGCGCCAGGCAGTCTGACCTCAGCGGCTGCGTGGCGCATCCAGCGAATCGACACCACCACGGGGGTGGTCGTGGCCTGGGCGGGCGGCGCGGCAACCTTCACCCAGGTGTGGGACAACCGGGCCGCGCTGGCCTACAGCTGAAGGATCGTCTATGAGCGGTCTCGCTCTCGTCACACTGCTCAACTCGCTGGTCATCCTGACCGGTGGCCCGGCCATCAGCGCCGGCACGCAGTCGCAGGTCACCGGTACGGTGGTGTTCAGCAACTCGAACGGAGTCACGTTCGGGCTCAGCAACGGCACCCTGACGGCTTCGGTCGCGGGTGGCGGCGGCAGCCCCTTCACGGCCGGGGTCAGCACCGGCGGCAACACGCTGGGCAACACCGGTACGGTGAGCAACCGGCTGGTGCTGGCTGGCAGCAACAACATCACGCTGAGCCAGTCGACCGACGCCAACGGCGCGACGGTCGTGATCAGCGGTGCCAACACGGCCGCCCAGTCGGTCCAGACCCAGAACATGGTCTCGGTGCAGGGCAGCACCGGGAACATCAGTTTCGCCAATTCGAACGGAATCACGTTCGGCGGCAACAACTCGACCGTCACGGCGAGCTACACGGTTCCCAACACGGCAGGGTTGATCAGCGCGCTGCGGGTGAGCGCAGGCACGACGAGTGGCGACCAGACCGGGCTGACGTTCGCCAACTCGAACGGCGTGACCTTCGGGCTCAACGCCGGTACGCTCACCGCCAGCTATACGGTACCCACGCAGACCGTGCAGCCGGTGGCCGCCAGCGGGTCGAACGGCTCGTTCAACTTCTCGACTCTTAGCTTCGGCGCCAGCAACGGCGCGAGCTTCTACTCGACCAACGGGTCGATGGTGGTCAGCTACACCGTGCCCAACGTGCCGGCGCAGACCGTGCAGACGCTGGGCGCCTACGCGGTTGGCAACACGACCGGGCAGAGCAGTTCGACGACGTTCGATGCCCGCACGCTCAGCATCCAAGGCGCGGGCGCAGCTTCGGTGGGGTACAGCAACGGATCGCTGATCATCAGCGCACCCAACGCTGCTGCCGGCAACGTGACCATCAGCGCCGGCACGGCCAGCGCCGGCCTGGCCTCGCTCGTCTTCAGCAACAGCAACGGCGTCAGCTTCGGCCTCAACGGCAGCACCATCACCGCCAGCGCGGTGGGTGTGGGCGATGGTGGCAACGTCATCGCGGCCGGTACGCAGACCGCCACCAGCCTGGGCACAGTCAAGTTCGCTGATTCCAACGGCATCAGCTTCGGGCTGTCGGGGTCGACCCAGCTGACCGCGAGCTACACGGTACCGAGCACGGCTGGGCTGCTGAGCGCGGTGAACATCAGTGCCGGCACCACCAGCCAGAATCTCTCGGCGCTGACACTGAGCAACTCGAATGGCATCAGCTTCGGGCTGAACGGCAGCGTCGTCACGGCCAGCTACACGGTGCCGACGCAGTCCACTCAGCCGGTGGCGGTCAGCGGGTCGAACGGCTCGTTCGCCTTCTCGACCCTGAGTCTGGGCGGCAGCAACGGCGCGAGTTTCTACACCACGAACGGCTCGGTGGTGGTGAGCTACACGGTGCCGTCGACGGCCGGGCTGCTGAGCGCGATCAACCTCAGTGCAGGTACCACCAGCCAGAATCTCTCGGCGTTCACGCTCAGCAATTCGAACGGCATCAGCTTCGGCCTCAACGGCAGCGTCGTCACGGCGAGCTACACCGTACCAACACAGACCGTCCAGACCCAGAATGTGGTAGTGCCGTCTGCTGGCACTCAGACGGCCACCAGTGGCACGGCGGTGTTCAGCAATTCGAACGGCATCTCGTTCGGGATGAGCAACAGCAGCGTCATCACCGCTAGCTACACCGTGCCGTCAACGGCCGGGCTGCTCAGCGCGGTGAACCTGAGCGCGGGCACCACCAGCCAGAACCTGAGCCAGTTCGTCTTCAGCAACAGCAACGGCATCAGCTTCGGCCTCAACGGGTCAACCGTCACGGCAAGCTACACGGTGCCGACGCAGACGGCCCAGACCCTGGGCCTGTACGCCTCGAGCCAGACGACCGGGCAGAGCAGCTCGAGCACGGTCGATGCGCGCTCGTTCTCGATCGTGGGCCAGGGCAACATCTCGGTCGGCCTGTCGGCTGGCAGCTTCATCATCAGCCAGACCGGCGGCGCAGGCGGTGGTGCCGCCATCAGCGCGGGCGCGAACAGCCAGAACACCGGCACGGTCAACTTCGCCAACAGCAACGGCGTCACCTTCGGGTTGAGCAACAACGGGACGATGACGGCCAGCGTGGCTTCGCAGTCCAATCAGACCGAGGGGCTGTACGCGCTGGGCAACACCACTGGTGCTAGCTCAAGCAGCACGGTCGACGCCCGCTCGGTGTCGTGGCAGTTCACCGGCGGCATTTCCGGTGGGTGGTCGAACGGTTCGATGCAGATCAGCGGGCCGTCCCTGACGAGCTTGAGCGTGACCGGCGCGCTGTCGGCCAGCTCGAACGGCAGCACGATCAGCCTGGGTGTGGGTACCGTGACGGTATCGGCGACTAGCAATACCACCCAGGCCAGTTCCGGTACGGTCAACCTGAATGGGTTGATCTTCCAAGGAGCGGGCGCGGCTTCGGTCGGCGTCTCGAATGGATCGATCGTGATCAGCGCGCCCAACGCTGGTGCGGGCAACATCACGATCAGCGCGGGTGCCAACTCGTCTGGGCTGGCGTCGGTCATTTTCTCGAACAGCAACGGCGTCAGCTTCGGCCTCGGCGCAGGCTCGGTCATCACGGCGTCTGTCGTCGGTGGAGGTGGTATCGGAGCTGGCTTGTCCACGATGGGCAACACTGCTGGCACCACCGGCATGGTTACGACCGGCAATGTGGTGTTTGTGGGTTCTGGGCCAATCAGCCTGAGTCAATCGAGCAGTGGGTCAAACGCGACCATCAGCTTCAATGCGCCGGCGACCTCGAGCCTGTCAGCCACGGGCAACGCTTCTATCTCGACGAACGGCAGCACGATCAGCCTCGGGGCCAACGCGGCGGCGGTCAGCATCAGCGGGAACAGTACCAGCGCGGGCGGCGGCTACAGCAACGTCAGCAGTGGTACGGTGGTGCTGGCAGGCTCAAACAACATCACCCTGAGCCAGAACGGTGCTTCGATCAGTATATTGGGCGCGGTGGGGAGCGGTACGGCCATCACCGGTAACGCATCCATCACGCTGAATTCGGCAGGGCTCTCGTTTAACGGCTCCGGTCTGGCAGGTACAAACACGGCCAAGACCGGCGGCGCTGCGTTCACCCTGAACAGCTCCGGTTTGTCGTTCAACGGGTCGTCGCTGGCTGGCACAGGAACCAGCGTGGCGTCGGCCACCGGACAATACTCTCTGGTCTTGAACAGCACCGGACTGACACTCTCAGTTCCGTACATGACGCGCGCCATCTGGCCGCAGGGCAACAACTTCACGGCAATCACGGCGCCAACGCTTGCTTCGGCCTCGTTCCGCTACATCGAAGTGATGGCGCCTCTCACGGCGACACGGCTCGATGCGCTGGTTTCCATGTCGTTCAGCACCTCGGGTGGTGCGGGGACGCAGACCTACCAGTTCAGCCAGTACGCGGTGATCTATACCCGCAACGGCGCGTCGCTGTCTTCTCTTTCTAGCGGATCCACGCAGACCACCTACACGCTAGCGTCGAACAGCGCCGGCCAGACCCAGCTCACGCAAGCGGCCGTCCGGCCGGTGTCGGTGCCGGTCAACGTGAACATGGCGCCGGGCGAGTATTACGTGGGCTTCAACATCGTCACAGCGAACACGGCTGGCTCGGCGACCTTCTCCATGATGGGCGGTAACGACCTCCAGACCGCAGCGAACTATGCTGAGTTCTCGGCGCAGACAAACAACTCGACAAACCTTTGGGGGGCGTGGGGTGTGTACAACGCCGCAAGTACCGGCCTGCCGGCGAGCGTTTCCGTTGCGAGCATCAACCAGACGGGGACCGGGCTGGGCGCAGCGAACATCGCCATCGTTCTTAGGAACGCCTGATGGCATACAATCTTGGTTGGCTTTCAAACTCACCGATTCCGGCTTGGATCGGGCCTGTCAATCAGTGGACGGGCATCAACAGTAGTTCGCTTACTGGCAGCGGCGTCGGCTGGTCCGGGACCGCTCCTGGCGGAACAGGCAACTACGCTGAGGTCATCGACTCGTGGGGCGATATGATCGTCAACACGAAGGGCCTCTACATCGGTGCCAACTTCGTGAGCGGCGTCTTCTTGGTTGTCCATGGCGGCGGGCACGGAAACTATGCGGGCGATGAGGTGTACGCCTTTGGCCCTCTGGACGGTAACTCGCCAAGTTGGTCGCGTCTGCGTGATCCTGCAATTCCAGCGCCGTCCGGTGTTGGCGAGGACGGGTCAGGAAACCCGGTCTCGACGCACACCTACCAGTCGATGGTGTACATCGGCAACGGCGCAAACAACGGAATGCTGCGTATTGGCGGGGCCGCCACCTACCCGAGCGCGGGCTCGACTCTGCTGTCGCATTACTACGACTTCACCGTCGCCAGCCCAAACACGAATCAGCCTTGGAGCAAAAAAGCCGATGCTCTTGGCCCTGCCGATGTTTGCGCACTTGATCCGGTCAACAACAATATCTGGAGCCACTCGCACAACCTGGGCGGCAACGGCAACAACGTCCAGTTCTACAGCGTCGGGAGCAACACATACGACAGCGTTGGCTTCAAGAGCCCAAGCTTCGGTTCGCTGACGGCTTCAAGCGCTATTGACTACACGCGCAACGTGTGGGCCATCTATGGCGACAGCGGGTTGAACTTCCTCACCACGCAGGCGAGTTTCTCGGGCTTTTCGGCCGACTACACGACGCCAACGGTGAGTGGCACGGCGCCCAACTCGGGAGGTCGCAAGGGCATTTTGTATGACCCTGTGGACGATCAATTCGTCGTGTGGGACGACGGCGGCAAGAAGCTGTGGTTTTTGAAAAACACGGCTGGCTCATGGGCTTGGACAAACACGACGCCAGCGAGCGGTGCGATACCCGGTGCGGCCGCTGCGTCTGGAATTTTCGGGAAATTCCGCTACGCTGTGATAGGCGGCGCTCGCGGTTATCTCTTGCTTCCGTCTTCCGGCTCTAACGTCTTCTTCTACAGGGCTGGGTAATGGCAATTACTCAGGACGGCAGTCAGGCGCAGGGCACAACCAGCGTAACGCGCACGTTCACGGCTGGCGCGCTTGGCGTTCTGCATTGCAAGTGGGAAGGCGGCGCGACACCTTCGACCAGTTTCAGCGACGGCACGAATACGTGGACGCGCCTGGGATTCGCCAACAGCACGCAAAGCGGAAGCCAGCCGGGTAACGCGATCTTTTACTGCCTGTCGATGACGTCAGGCTCTAGAACGATTACTCCGACGTTTTCCGCTGGTACGCCGACGTTTCAGCGCACCGAGTGCGAGTCGTTCATATCCGGCACCGGATCATGGGTAACTGATCTAGGCTTTGTATCGTCCGAAGATAACGGCGGCGGCGGAGGCGGGCACACCTATACCATGGCGGCCAATACCGTCGCGGCGAACAGCGTCTCAGTCTTTTGCGTCTCTGAGTTCAACTCGCTTGCAACACTGACAAGCACGGGCGGTTCTCCGGCTTTCACGGTCACGGCGGGTATCAACGCTGACAGCTTCATGGTGTGGCTTATCTCGGCCACATCCCAGTCGGTCACCCCGGGCGCAACGGTTGCAAGCGGGTGGACTCGCGCCGTAGAATCTTCAGCATCATTCAAAGAAGATACAGGCATTTCAAACAATCAACTGGCCTGGATCAAGGCATGAAACCTCAGCTCTTCTCCCCCTCCGTGGCGGGGTACCACAACGACCACATCGAAGAGACGCAAATCCGCCTGATGAAAGGTGGCAGCTGGAAGATGCAGCGCGTCGTGGTGGTGATCCCAGCCGGCGCCACCATCCCTTCGAAAGCGTATCTGACGCACCGCTCACTCTACTTTCCGCCCAACCAGCCCAGCCACTGGGTGCTGGCGCAGGGTTACGAGGTTGGCGAGGCGTACTCCAATGCACTCGAGGCGATCCTCGCAGAGCCGACGCTGACCGAGTGGGAGTACCTGCTCACCATTGAGCACGACAACCTGCCGCCGGCCGACGGCGTGGTCAAGCTGATCACACAGATGGAAGCGCACCCGGAGTTCGCCTGCATCGGTGGGCTCTACTTCACCAAGGGTGAGGGCGGTGTGGCGCAGATCTGGGGCGATCCCAAGGACCCCAACCTCAACTTCCGCCCGCAGGTGCCTGACATCAACGGCGGCCTGGTCGAGTGCTGCGGTACTGGCATGGGGTTCAACCTCTGGCGACTCAGCATGTTCAAGGATCCCAAGCTGCGCCGGCCCTGGTTCAAGACGCTGAACGGCGCCGAGGGCACGGGCATCGGCACCCAGGACCTGTACTTCTGGGGTGACGCCCGCAAGTACGGCTACCGTTGCGCGATCGACTGCTCGGTTAAGGTCGGGCACTATGACGTCAAAGAAGACCTCGTCTGGTAAGACAAAGAAAGGGCAACCGTGAAGCTCGACATCGGGTGTGGGAAGAACAAGAAGGCCGGCTTCGTCGGCATCGATCAGTACGCCATGGACGGCGTCGATGGGGTGTGTGATCTGGGAGGTGCGCGCTGGATTTTTCGAGATGTTGCTGGGTTGCCGGCGGATTGTCTCGAACCTGAACATGAGCCATTCGCAGGCTACCAAGGGTTGATGCTCAAGGACAACGTCGTCGAAGAAGTGCACTGCTCGCACTTCTTGGAGCACCTGAGCGGCCTGCAGCGCGTCTATTTCTTCAACGAGTTGTACCGCATCATGAAGCCGGGTGCGAAGGGCTTGTTCATCATTCCGCACTGGGCCAGCAATCGCGCCTACGGCGATCCCACCCACGCCTGGCCGCCGGTGTCCGAGATGTCGTTCTACTACCTGAAACGGGAGTGGCGTCTGGACCAGGGCAACGCGCCACATACCGACGTCAAGTGGAACCCGAATGGCTTCTCGTGCGACTTCGAGGTGACCTGGGGCTACGCGCTGCACCCGCTCATCGCACCGCGTCACCCCGAAGCGCAGCAGTGGATGCTGCAGTTCTACAAGGAGGCGGCGCAAGACACGCACGCCACCGTGACCAAGCTGCCGTTGCCGAAGTAGCTTTTCATGGCCATCTCGTTGCTCCTGTACCGAGGCGGAGGCTCCGTGCAAACGGCGCACTCCGGCAACGTGCGCCTTTGGCTGATGGAGCTGTACGAGAAAGAGTTTGCTCAGGTTGAGCAGCGGCGTCGCGCGGAAGAACAAGGGTCTGCTCCTGCTGCAAAAGCTGCCGCTACTTCGAAGATCATAGCTCGAGAAGTGCGGCGTGAGATTCAACCGAAAATGCCGCCACCTGCCGTTGTCGAAGCTCGCAAAGAGCCCGCCCGGATTGTGGAGGTAAAGTCCGTTCCTTACGCAGCTCAGCGGCGGGCCGCAGCGGAGAAGCTGACCAAACAGATTCTGGCAGAGCTGGCGGCGCCGAAAGCGTTCCCGAAGATTCATGTTGTCGACTACGCGGCTGAACGTAAAGCCGCGTTCGAACGTGAGGAAGAAGAGCTCACTTTCCTCATGCTTTTGTCTGAGCTCGACTAGGAGAGCCAAATGGCGGACTCGAAACTGATCCCTCAACACAAGCGTCTGGCCTCGGGAGCCGGCCCGGCCGGTCTCGGGTTTAAGAAGGGTGGCTCCGTCAAGGCGCCGCCGTCCAAGCCCACCCCGGGTGCAGTCAATCCGCTGCTGGGCTCGAAGATGAGCAACGGCATTCCCGGTATGAAGAAGGGTGGCAAGTGCTGAGAAGCGTAGCCGCCGTCCAGCGAGTTGTCGAAGAGCAGCTCGAGCAGCTCAGAGTCAGTGTGTTCGAGCAACCCCCGAGTGACTGGGCTGGCTTTCAGAATCTTCTGGGCCGATACCAGGCACTTTCCAACCTCCGTGCGGAGGTGATCAATGAAGAGGAAACGGAACCATGAAGTTCAACGTGAAATTCCCCGATGGGCACGAAGAGCTGTGCGCACACAGCGCCGGCTCGCCCGAGCAGCTCGCCTCCTCCGGTTTCGGGCGCAAGCTCGACGAGATGGAAGCCGAGGGCTTCGAGATCAAGGTGGCCGAAGAGCTGGCCGCCGAAGCCAGCAGCGACAGCTCGCAGAGCTGATCGAGGCGCTCCAACAAGGTTGTTGGCCTGTGCGAAGCGAGCAGGTTCTCTCGCTTCTTTGAAATAAGGGGTTGCCGAATGGCATCCGACAGCTATCTGACAGGGTTCGTTCAGCTTTCGATGGAAGCCGCGTTCCCGCCCGCTCCCGTGCCGGTGGAGCCCTTCGGAGGCCGCGTCGTCGTTCAGGTGATGCGTCTCAGCGGCAAGACCGCCGGTGGCATCCAGTTGGTCTCCGACACGCGTGACACCGTCAAGTGGAATCTGCAGGTCGCCAAACTGGTGGCTGTGGGGCCGCTGGCGTTCAAGAACCGCGAAACGGCACAACCCTGGCCCGAAGGAGTCTGGGCGAAGGTGGGGGACTTCGTTCGCATCCCGCGCTGGGATGGCGACCGGGTCGAGGTGAAGGTCAAGGACAGCGACGAGCCGATCATCTTCATCACGATGAACGACTCTCAGCTCCTGGGTCGTGTCCTCGGCGACCCACGCGAACAGCTGATCTACGAGCTTTGAAAGGAAGCTGCAATGGCCAACAATGAAGACCGCCCGCTGACCATCGAAGAGCTGCAAGACGGCTCTGTGACGGTCGTCGACCCGCTGGAGCCCCAGGCGCCGAACACCCAAGGTGGTGGCGACCTGGCGGACCATGCGGACGACAGCGAACTGGATGCCCCCGCCGCGCCCGGCGGTGCGGAGCACCCCGAAGACGCCGCTGCGCTGGCCGGCGCGACCTCGGACGCCGAGCGCGAAGCCATCCGCGAGCGCCGCCGGCAGGAACGCCGAGACAAGAAGGAAGCGGCGAAGCAGCGCGAGCAGTGGTTCAAGGATCAGCTGTCGCAGCGCGATCGCCTGATCCAGGAGATGAGTGAACGGCTGCGCGGCGTGGAAGATCGCACCATTCAGGCCGATCTGGTACAGCTCGACACCGCTATCCAGCGGGCGGACGGCGCACACCAGTACTACAAGAACATGGTGGCCGAAGCTACCAAGAAGCAAGACGGCAACGCTGTCGCCGAAGCGACCGAGGGCATGCTCCGCGCACGTGGGGAAGCCGAGCGGCTCAAGGCGGTGAAGCAGCAGGTGTCGGTGGCCGGCGCCCCGAAAGCGGCCACGGCTCCGCCGGACCCTGTCGTCGTCAGCAACGCGCAGGCCTGGGCCAATCGGAACAGCTGGTACGTGCACAACGGCGCGGACATGGACTCGCGCATCGCGCTGGCCATCGACCAGGACTTGGCTCGTACGCACGATCCGAGGCTGCCCAGCTACTGGGAGGAGTTCGACAAGCGTGTGGCGCAGTACCTGCCCCACCGCGCCCAGAAGAGCTATACTCCCGGCAGCCCCTCCGGTGAGCCGTCTACGACTGGTCGCTCGCCCGTAGCAGGAGGAGGCCGCAGTGCCGCAGGAGCTGGTGGAAGCTCCGCAGCAGGCAAAAGCGGCAACTCCTACACGCTATCGGCTGAGCGCGTCAAGGCTCTGAAGGACGCTGGCATCTGGGATGACCCAGTGGCTCGCGCCGATGCGATCCGCCGTTACCGCGACTACGACCGCCAACAGACGAGCGCTCGCTCGTAACCCGGAGACGAAGCAATGGCAACCAAGAAGACCCCCGGTGACGCGCGTCTGCGCGAAGACCTGGTTCGTGGCGACCGTGCTGGCCGTGCTCCGCGTGGTGAAGTCGAAAATGCGGAGCGTGAAGTATCGGAGCTGATGTCGGACGCCGAGCTGCGTGCGTCCATTCGCAGCGAGTTCACGCAAGAAGCCCTCCCGGCCATCAAGGCTCCTCCCGGCTGGCACTACTGCTGGTTGATCAACGGTTCTTCGTACGACCCGATTCAGAAGCGCATGCGCATCGGCTACCAGCCGGTCACGTACAGCGAGTTGGTCGACATGGGCTACAAGAACTTCGACCAGTACAAGGTCACCGGAGGCGACTTCGACGGCATGGTGTCCTGCAACGAGATGCTCCTGTTCAAGATCACGCAGGAGCGCTACCAGGTCATCATGAGCGAGTTCCACCACTACATGCCTCTCGAAGAAGAGAAGGCGATTCGCGAGCGTGTGGAATCTGCGGCAGTCGAAGACCGCACGGGGAAGAAACTGCTCACTATCGACAAGGAAGACGAAGGCCTCAAGGACCTCGGCAAAGAGCCGGCGCTGAGCCCGTTCGTCTGACGATCAGCAACCATTCGGAGAACCACAGATGAGCGCCTCTTCGGCACCCTTCGGTTTCCGACCCGCCTACTTCCCCACCGGTCTGGACCGGGCCAAGAAGTACGCCGTCGCGTCCGCCTACAACACCGCGATGTACAAGGGTCAACCCGTCATCCTCAACACCAACGGCACCGTCACGGTAGGCACGGCAGCAGCCGACCTGCTGGGCATCGCAGCCGGCTTCGAGTACATCGACACCCAAGGCAAGCCCTGGGTGAGCACCTTCTGGCCCGCCAGCCAGGCCGCACTGTCTGGCACCGTGCCGATCGCCTGGGTCTACGACGACCCTGGCATCGTCTACGAGGTGCAGTCCGATGGCAGCATCGCGCAGACCGCCGTGGGTGACCAGGCTGACGTCAGCAACGTGGGCAACAACTCGAACGGCCTCTCCACCTGCACGCTCAGCGCGACGCTGGCCGGTGCCGGTGTGCAGGCGCAGTTCCGCATCGTCGGCTTCAACCAGAACGTCGACAACGCCCCCGGCGACGCCTTCACCATCGTTCAGGTGCAGCTGGCCCGCAGCCAGTTCATCTCGAACAAGGTCGCCATCTAAGGGAGCAACAGCATCATGAAGATCTTCACCTCCCTCTTCGCAGCCCTCGCGCTGGTGTTCACCGGCCTGGGCAACCGCCTCCACGCAGCCCTCCTCGGCTACCTGCACAGCGCCGGTCTGGTGCTGGGCGCTGCGCCCATGCGCTCGACCGACTTCCGTGCCATCGTCGAACCGATCCTGAACAAGGCGTTCGACGGCGTGTACGACCAGCGCAAGGATGAGTACAAGCAGGTGTTCGCGGAAGAGACCGGCATTGCGCGGTCCTACCAAGAAGAGCCTGTGCTGTACGGCTTCCCGGCGGCGCCCGAGCTGCCGGACGGCATGCCGGTTACGTACCAACAAGGTGGCGTGCTCTACCAGAAGCGCTACCTCTACAAGGTGTACGGCCTGGCCTTCGCGCTCACCAAGGTGCTCGTGGAAGACGGCGACGCGGTGCGCATCGGCAATACCTACTCGAAGCACCTCGCGCAGTCGATGATCGAGACGCTCGAGACGGTGACCGCCAACGTGCTGAACCGCGCCTTCAACGCCAGCTACCTCGGCGGCGACGGCGTGAGTCTGACGAACGCCAGCCACCCGATCGTCGGCGGCACGTTCAGCAACATCCTGGCCACCCCGGCTGCGCTGTCGCAGACCTCGCTGGAGCAGATGCTGATCCAGATCCGCCAAGCGGTGGACAACAACGGCAAGAAGATCCGGCTGTCGCCCAAGAAGCTGATCATCGCGCCGGGCAACGTGTTCCAAGCCGAGGTGCTGCTGAAGAGCGTGCTGCGCGCCGGCACCAACAACAACGACATCAACCCCGTCAAGTCGATGGGCGCGCTGTCGAACGACCCGGCCACGCTGAGCCGCCTGACGTCCGCCACGGCGTGGTGGATCCAGACCGACGCGCAGAACGGCCTGAAGGTGCTGTGGCGCCGCCGCATCGACGGCGGCATGGAAGGCGACTTCGAGACCGACTCGATGCGGTACAAGAAGACGGCCCGCTGGGCTGAAGGCTGGACCGATCCCCGCTGCGCCTACGGCACGCAGGGCGCCTGAACGACCGACCGACGACAGGCGCTCCTCAGCTCCGGCCGGGGAGCGCCTAGTCACATCAGGAGCTACTACATGCGAATCTCAGACGACCTCTTCATGGGCAACGCCTACGGGCCCAACCCGCCCGACGCGAACCCTGCGCCGATGGAGGCGGGGGTTGGCCCGATGGGCCGCGTCTACGTCTACGACATCGTTCCGCTGACTCTGCAGGCCGCTGGCCTGGCCAGTTCGCAGAACCCAGGCTCGGGTGGCAGCTTCACGCTGACGGCCGGTACGGGCGTCACGGCGGTGGTCGATGCGTTCGGTACCACGCGCTACGTGCTCGACGTACCGCGCTGTGTAACCATCACGGCAGCCGGCGCCAACACGGCTCAGTACAAGGTCACCGGCTACGACGCCTACGGCCAACTGATGACGCAGGACCTCGCGGCACCGAGCACCAGCACGGTGGCCACGACCAAGGCGTTCAAGTCCATCATCAGCGTCACCAACCGCAACGCGACGGCCGGCACCAACGGCCTGACCGTCGGCTTCAACGACAAGCTGGGGCTCCCGGTGCGCGTCACCAACGCCGGCTACATCGTCAAGGTGGCCTGGAACAGTGCGCTGGCGCAAGACGCGGGCACTTTCGTTGCTGCCGACACGACCGACCCCGCCACTGCGTCCACGACCGATGTGCGCGGCTGCTACACGCCGTCGAGCGCGGCGGACGGCACCAAGCGCCTGGTCATGGCCATCGCGCTCCCGGGCGCGGCCGTCGGGCCGCAGTCGACCCGGGCAGGGGCCTTCGGCGTCACGCAGGCGTAGCGCGCCATGCGTACCGCGCAGGTCGCTGTCACGGGGGTGGCCGCCTCGGCGTGGTTGCCGCTGGATCCGTACACCGACGCCTTCCCTGACGGCTTGTTCGTCAAGGTCGGCGCCGGCTGTACGCTGACGCTCCAGGGTACTGCCGACGATGTGTTCGACCCTACCGTCACGCCCGTGGCATTCAACTTCGGGGCGCCCTTCTCAGCTATCGCTGCCAATGCAGCCGGCCAGCTGCCGTTCGCCTGCAAGGCGGTGCGGATCAACCAGACGGCTGGCGCCGCGCAGAGCACGCTGCAAGTGGTGACCAAGGGTCTGCAGTAGGTCATGACGACCTCGGGCGTCATCGGGGTCACTTCGCTCGACACGGCTCAGATCATCGAGCTGGCCGTGGCCGAGTGCGGCGGCCCCGCTCTCGTTGCTTCGCTGACGGGCGAGACGGTCAATCGCGCCCGGCAGAAGCTCTTTTTGCTGCTGGTGGCACTCACCAACCGGGGGTTAAACCTCTGGTGCCAGAAGAAGTACGTCAAGCCCATTGTCGCAGGCTACGACAAGGTCAGCCTCGAGCCCGAGGTGGTAGACCTGCTGAACGCCTCGGCGCGTCAGGCCACCTACACCGCCGCCACCTCGATCGACGGTGCCAACAACGCAGCGATCTACGACGCCGGCACCGCCACAGTGGTGGCCGGAGCCAGCGCGGTGGTAGCGTACAGCGACGACTACGTGGTCGACCTGTACAGCTCGCCGGACAGCTTCGTCTGGACCAAGGTAGGCTCAGCTCAGTTCAGCAAGGTGGTGCCCAGCGCGGACAGCAAGTACCTGGGCGTCGATGCCGATCAGCGCGTGAGCGCTCGGTACTGGAAGGTGGTTGCCACCCCCAGCGCCCCTGCGTTGCTGAACAGCATCACGAGCGCCGTTTTTGCGTACAACTGGAGCGACCTGCCGATGAGCAGGTTCAACCGGGACACCTACGCCTCGCAGCCGCAGAAGTTGTCGCAGACGCAGAACATTACGCTGCAGTACTTCTTCGACAAGCAGACGCCACGCCCGGTGCTCTGGCTTTGGCCCACCACCGCCACCGACGGCCTTCAGTTGATTCTGTGGGTGCAGCGACAGATTCAAGATGTCGGCGACCTGACGAACACGCTGGACATACCTTCGCGCTGGTTGAACGCGATCATCTATTCGTTGGCTCGCGACATCTACCTCGGGCTGCCGGCCGCCGTGAAATCCCCCAACCTCTTCGACACTCTGAAGACTCAGGCCGAGTACTGGATGGGGCAGGCGGAAGCGGCGGAGACCGACGGTTCGGCTACGCGGTTCGTCTTCAGTCTTCGGCCTTATACGAGGTAAGCAGCATGCCTCGATATCTCGACACTCGAGGCAAGTCGGTTCTCTCGGTTGCCATCTGCGATCGCTGCCGACTGAAACTACCGTACACAGATCTGGCGCCGGACGGCAACTCACCTGGGTTGCGCGTCTGTAAAGAGTGCAACGATCAGTACGATCCGTGGCGGCTCCCGGCGCGGCGCACCGAGGACATCACGCTTCCCAACCCGCGCCCTGACGAGCCTCTGACCTCATGAGCTACACCGACCCCTTCGGCGGCAGCACGGTTCAGCCCGCGCAGGTCGCTTATCGCGCTGTCACACTGACGGCCGACGTCAGCTTGTCCTGGCCCGACACGGCGATCGACGCCAACTACGTGGCACGCATCATGGCGGTCACCGCCTCGAGTGGCGGTCTCAGCATGTTGATGCCGGACGCGCGGGGTGTGTCGCCCGGCTACGACGTCATTTTCACCAACCCTGGAGCCAACACCTACACGGTGAAGGACAATGCGGGCGGCGTTATCTGCACCGTACCGTCCGGCGTCAGCCAATACGTCTACGTCACCGTCAACACGACCGCTGCCGGTGTCTGGGCCACGCTGCAATTCGGCTCGCTGACCAGTGCAGTCACGGCAGCCTCCCTCATCGGCCCCGGCATCGGCGCCAGTGGCAGCACGCTATACGGCAAGCTCGCAGTGGCCAGCGTCTCGGTTTCATTCACCTCGACGGTGGTCGACCGCGCCAAGCTCTTCATCTGGACCGGTGGAGTGGGGGCGCTGACGCTGCCCCTGAGCGTGACGGCCGGCAGCGACTACTTCTTCGCCGTGGCCAACCAGGGCAGCGGCTCGATCACTATCACCTGCGCCGGTGCCGACACACTTGACGGCGCCGCCACCTTGGTGCTGGGCATTGGCGAGAGCTGTTACCTCGCGGCTGACGGCGGTACCAAGTGGGTGTCGGTGGGGCGCGGTCGCACTTCGGCGTTCAACTTCACCCAGCTGGCCAAGGTCATCAGCACCGGCACCGTCACGCTGACCCTCGCTGAGGCCCAGAACGTCGTGCAGAAGTACACGGGCGTCCTGGTCGGCAATGTGAACGTCGTGCTGCCATCGACCGTCCAGGTCTACTACGTCAGCAACCAGACCTCCGGCGCGTTCAACGTCACCTTCAAGACGGCCGGCGTCGGCACTTCCGTGGTCGTTCCCACCGGACAGAACGCGGTGCTCTTCTGCGACGGTACCAACGTGCTGAATGCCAGCACGACGGTCTCGGGGATCAGCGCGCTGACCATGTCACCGGGCTCGGTCTCGGTGCCGTCGATCAACTTCACAACCGGCGCCTCCACCGGCATCTACTCCTCGGCCAGTGACGTCTTCGATATCGCCACGGCTGGCGTCAACCGGATCCGCGTCGACGCCAGCGGCAATGTCGGCATCGGCGGGGTGCCTGCCTCCAAGCTGCAGATCGGCTCCGGAGTCACCAACGAAAAGATCGTGGTCAAGGGTACCGTGGCCGATGCTGAATTCGGCAACGACGGTACCGGCGTACGGTATGGTACCACCAACGCAGCGCCGGTCTACCTGGTCACCAACGGCGCGGAGCGGATGCGGGTCGATTCCAGCGGCAACGTCGGCATTGCCACCACCAATCCGCTGAGCAAGCTGCAGATCGGCACTGGCGTTGCAGACAACAAGATGGTGATCAAGGGGACGGTGACGGACGCCGAGTTCGGCAACGACGCCACCGGGGTGAGAGTGGGAACCCCCAACAACGGCCCGGTCTACTTCATCACCAACAGCTCGGAACGTCTGCGAATCGATGCGGCGGGCCGGCTGCTGCTCGGCCGTACAGTGGACTCTGGGCTGGGCTTCTTTCAGGTCAACGATTCGGTCGGCAGCATCGCTGACCTGGCTTCCAGTTTCGCTGGTACTTCCATTGCCCGCGTGCGTAACTCTGGCGCTCAAACCACGGGCATCGCGGTTCAGAACTCAGCAACCGGCACAACCAACACCGACGGGACGCGGCTGCTGATTGACTCGTCCGGCAATGGTTTTCTGTCCCAGGCCGAGGCGGCGGCGCTCATCTTCGAGACCTCTGCCACCGAGCGGGTCCGTATCGACGCCAACGGGCTGGTGGGGATCGGGCTCATTCCCAGCGCCGGTCAGGGCCTGCTGCAGCTCCTCGGCTCAGCCTCGGGCGGCATCAAGCTCGGCAACACGAACAACGCGACGGCGACGGTGCTGGACTGGTACGAGGAGGGCACGTTCACTCCTACGGCGGGGGTCACTGGCGCGACGTACTCGGTGCAGAACGGCATATTCACCCGCATCGGCAACAAGGTGAAGTTCGTCATCGAACTCACTTGGACCGGTGGAACCAACGGCGCCACGGTTGCCCCTGCGAGTCTCCCTTACACTCCAAAATCCAACATTCAAATGCTGGTGGTTGGCGCCAACCAGTCCAATTCGTCGTTTACCTGGACCGGCACCCTGGTGGCTTGGCTGAACGGCGGCACCACAATCAACGTAGCAGCCTCTGCGTCTGGCGGCACCTGGTTCAGCCTGCTCAACCCCAACGCTGGTACGAAAGACCTCTACATCAGCGGGGAGTACCTGGTATGAAATGGTACCTGATCGCGCTGCTGGCGCTGCTACCTACGCTAGCCTGCGGCGAGGAGCTGGGCAACATGCCGCCCGACAACTGGGGCGGCCGCCACGCGCATCTGGGTTACTCCGCCATCATGGGGTTGACCTTCCCCGAGCTGCTTCAGAGCCGCACTTGGGGTGGGGTGGCCTGCGGCGGCATCGGCGTGTGGAAAGAGTGGAAAGACTACCGCAAGCAGACGCCCGGCTACCGTCATGGTTTGTTCAGTCGCAACGACCTCAAGATGGACGCACTGGGCTGCGGCCTAGGACTGCTGGGTAACACCGGCATGCACGTGGTCTTCGGCCCGGCGGGCGGGGCGCGTCTGGGTTATAGCTGGGAGTTGAAGTGACCGCCGCCGCTACCCTCACCTACGACACGCTGGTCAGCGACGTCAAGAGCTACACCGAGCGACCCAACGACGACAAGCTGGCCGACCAGCTACCGCGCCTGATCATGCTAGCCGAGAACCGCATCGCCACTGCGCTGCGCATCTTGGGTGTTCGCAAGGTGGGTCAGGGCAACTTCAACGCGGGGGATCCCGTACTGGTCAAGCCGGCCCTCTGGCGCGTGTCGGAGAGCTTTCGCTACCAGACGGCGGCCGGTGCCTGGCAGGATCTCTACCTGCGCACGTATGAGTACTGCCGGCAGTTCTGGCCCAACCCCAGCACGAAAACAAGCGCGCCGCGCTACTACGCCGACTACGACTTCGACCACTTCTTCATCGTCGGGACGCCGCTGACCGCACTGGCGTTCGAGCTTACCTACGTGGCGCGGCTCGAGCCGCTCAGCTCTTCGGCGCAGGCCAACTGGTACACCTCCAACGCGCCGCAGCTGCTGCTGGCGGCCACGCTGCTCGAAACCGAGATCTGGCTCAAGAATCAGACCCGAGTGGCCCAGCGCCAGCAGGCATACGAGGAAGCACTAGGTTCGTTCAAGTCACAGGACGCTCAGCGCG